CCACGACGTCGTCATGGGGTGCCTCCGGCGGTGCGCGCGCGCAGGTTCCACAGCCGACGTGCCTCTTCCTCTCCGTCGCCGGCCCAGGGGCCCATTGCGCCGCAGGGGTCGCACTCGAACTGGGCGCCATCTTCCCCGAAGTCGACGCATGAGACGCGAACCGTCCCGCCGCAGAAAGGGCACGGAAGCAGACCGCCAGCCCGCCGGACGACCGTCTCCGCTTTCGCGGTCGTCTCGGTACCTTGAGACGCTGCAAGGTCGCGTCGCCCGGCGGGTTCCTGGTCGGTGGCCCCGGAGGCCGATGGCGCCGCCGACTGCGCGATGCCGTTCCCGGGGACCTTTCCCTCAGCCGACGTGCTACGGACGGGGGCAGCAACGTCCCCCGGTCCACCGTCGGTCGTGCCATGGGAAATTGCGCCCCCGGCGTCCGATTGCTCGGCGCCTCTCTCCGCCGGGCCAGCGGCATCCTTCTCCCCGCCGGGGGCGTTCTCGGGAGTCGAACCCGACTTTGCGGTGTCACCAGACCTCGATGAGCGAGGCGGAGTTGAACCGCCCTTATCTGTTGCGGCGGCGGCTCGCAGAGGAGCGCTTTCCGCCTCGACGCGCTCGACGATGTCGAAGTCGCCTCGGTTCCAAGCCTCACGGTTCCCGCGCGGCCCGCGGACCACGATCCCTTCGCCCGGGCGATAGCGCGAGTAGGTGTTCTCGTCGTTCGGGACGTCGGGACCGCTTCGGCCGATGACCTTCCAGGGATCGACCCCAGGCGCGGGGACCGGCACCGCAGAGTCACCATCGACAGGCGCTCCTTGTCCACCGGCCCCCGCGGTCGATCCTTCGTGAATCCGATTCCGCAGTCGCACGGTGACGTTGATGACCGTATCTCCGTCGCCCCTCGGGTCGTAAGTGTTCGCGCGGCTCATTCGTCGATCCTGATGGTGCAGCCCTTGAAGACGTACCCGCAGCCGACGGCACCCTTGACCGGATTGCCTGCAGGACCGCTGGCCCGGAACCCAGTGCAGAGCGAATCGCTATCGCTGCACGAGAACTCGTAGCCGCCCGTGTGGATGTCCGTGTAGCCAGCGGCTCTCAGAACACGCTCCGTGCGCGGGCCGTCGGAGCAACCATGGACGGCGATGAACACGACCACGACGAGCGTGAGCGCGAACAGCAATGCCGGCTTCATGGCAAGCTCCGCAAGATGGCCTCGCACTCGGCGGCCGACTTCGACGAAGCCGCGCACGCCTCGGCGGCCTTTGCCTTCGCGGCGCTCTTCTCGGTGTCTCTCTTGGTGTCGGCGATGTAACAACTCCTTCCGACGACCACCAGAAGAACGACGCCGACCACCAGCGCGACGACGATCGAAACGATCGACACGTTCTCTCCCATCTCGACGACGCTCATCCCGTCCTCCGTGATCCATGGCTCAGCCAGCGTCCCCACGCGGCGGCGATCCAGTCGTCCTGCAGCTCCCGCATCTCCTCGCGCGTCTTCCCGGCGAACGACCCGCGGCGCTCCGTGACCGCCTTGTGATGGCCTCGGCAGATGGGCACCGCCGTGGCGTCGGGCGCCTTCAGAGCGATCCCCGGCTTCGGGCCGGCGTGGTGGGCTTCGATCGGCCCCATGCACGGGCCGAGATCAGCCGCGCAGCAGGGCTCGCCGTGGAGCCACTGGAGGAAGGCCGGATTGCTCTGGGCGGTGTCCAGTCGGCGGGGCCGACGGGCGCGGATGTAGCTACGCCGGTGCTGCCCGTCCTTCAGCGGGGACTTCCGAGGCGTCGGCTTCGCGAACTTGAAACCGACCGTCGTCACAACGCCCCCGCGATGACGGCAAGAGCAACGATCAGCATCGTCAGCGCCGTGTCAGCCAAACGAAGTCGCCATCCCCGCGGCTTCGGCGTCCCCAGCACCCAGTCGCGCACGGCGATCACGCCGCCGGCCACAAAGCACAGGATCAGGCCATGAACAGTCACTGGACAAGCTCCAGGCGTGGCTTCTCAGTTCCTTGCGCCGGCGCCTCCCTGTTGAGCCGCGTAACGGCGTAGGGCGCTGTCTGACGAGCGAACGCCCACTGCTGCGTGTCGATGAAGTCCGCGACCAGGCGGAACACCTCGGGGGTCGGAAGCTCTTTGATTTGCGCTGACAGCTCGCGGGCGCGCTGCTCCAGAGATTCGCCGGTGATGTTCGCCGATGGCGCCAGGGGGGCACGCTCGGGGTCCATGGCAACGGCCCAGGCCCTGACGAAGGACGCAAGCGCCCGTGGCGGAGCCCCGTGATCGCGACGGAGAAGCTCCAGCGCCCTGTTCAGCGCCGTGACGGCGTCCGAGAACGCGGCGCCGCGCTCGGTTCCGATCGGCACCTTCGAGGCGCACGTCAGATCTTCCATGGCGGTCGCGGCTGCGTCGTGGATGCCGCTCACGCTTCACCGCCCCATTCCGCGTCCTGCCAGGCGTCCAGCAGTTCCCCGAGGCTCGGCCGCCGCGCCGGCTGGTCGATGCACGGGCCGTTGTACCCGCCCAGCTGCGTAACCTCGTCGCTCGGGGCCTCCAGCAGCTCGCGCTCGATCGTCAGGTCATCGGCGAGCGGGCCGACCGGAAATGCACCGACGTCGTTCACTTGGCGCCCCCCGCGGGCGGCACTCCGACGCACGCCAGGATGTCGGCACGGTCCATGCGGGTGAAGTCACGCACGCGAATCCCGATCCTCGTCGCGTGGCGGGCCTCAATGGCCATCCCCTCAGACACGTGCTCGCCCACCATCCACAGCTCGTCGCACTCCTCGATAAGCCGCAAGTCAATGGCCAGGCCGCGCTCCCGCATCGTCTCGGGCCACTGGCCGGTAAGGATGATCCAGTCAGCGACGGGTGCGATGTCGCAGTGCTGTGCCAGCCAGCCGACCCACTCGGATGCCTTGACCCGATTCGCCTCTCGGTCGCTCGACAGTTCGTGAGCAACGTAAACGACCTTCACAGCCCCACCGCCATCGAGACGGCGATCCCAGCCGCCACCGCGAAGCAGACCCAGGCCAACGCCCACCAGGCCACGTTCGCCCTCCGCTGACGGGAGCGGGCCTTTAGCTCAAGAGGGGGCGGGTAGAGGACCACTGGTTCGAAGCGGGTCATCGCATGTCCTCGATCAGCCGCTGCACGACAGCCTGCTGGTCGCGTGGCATACCGAGTACCACTTGCCGGTCCAGCCAGTCTCGGACGTGCTGCAAACCCTGTTCAGTAAGCGGCGATGGAGTGCCATCGAATCGCGCAAGCTGACGTTTCGCATCGGACAGCATCCGTTCCGCATCGTCGAGGTCGCTTTCGCAGCGCAAGACCTGCGCTTTCGCGCGGTCGACCTTCTCGTGCGCCTCGGCTCTCGTCACGCCGCGCTCCTTTCCTCGTTCGCCTCGTCCGCCGACTCGCCCGGCACCTCGACCACCGCTGCCGACGCCGCCAAGATCGCCTCCGCCAGCTCCGGGAACTTCCTCCGGAACGATTGCCTCGCGTCACATACGGTCGATGCGTCCACCTCGAACATGGCCGCGATCTCCGGCCCACTGAACCCCGAGGCGTGGAGACGGAACCAGGCTTCGTGACGGGCAGCGACGACCGTCTGGTATCGCATCTTCGATCGGACGTACTTCGGGTTGAGGTTGTGAGCCTCGGCCACGGCGTCCACCATCGCCCACGCCGTCTTTGCCATCGGGACGACGCGGACTTGATCGGGGAAGAGGCGGCCGATCAACTGCTCGACCGCGCCACGGAGCCCGAGGGCGTTGATGTCCTTGCGGAGCCTTGGGGCTTGGCGAGCCCATTCCAGATCGGTCATGGGGTGCTCCTGGCCAGGTCCAACTTCAGCTTCTCGACCCCATCGCGCATGTGCCGGGCAGCCATCTCGATTCCGCCCACCTCACAGACCGCAGCCAGCCAGCGAACGACCGCGGCGTCATATGCGCGCTCGTCGCCATCTGCGATCGACCGGTCAATTTCGTCATAGACAAACTTCCGGCGAGCTGCTGCGCGACGCTCGATCCTAGAAGCCTTCTCCTCTAGGTAGCCGATGACGGCCCGAACGTTCTCGGACGACACCCGCGGGGCGCTCACGCCGCACCTCTCGCATCCCCCGTCACGGCGGGGAGCGCCGCCAGGGCTTCGCGCGTGTTCCAAAGCCGCTGCGCCTCGACCCCGGCGAGGTGAGTACGCGGGCCAATCGCCTTGCAGCCGTGGCACTTGAAGGCCACGCGACGAATCGGCTCTGTCACGGTATGCGTTCGAACGTCTGTCCCGCCGCAGAACGGACACGACCTGAGTCCGAACGCATCCTGAGAGGGGGCAGGTGGCACGGGCGCCCGGGTGGCTTCTTCCTCTTGTGCTCGGCGCTGATGTGCCTGAACGCCGCACAGCTCGTCGAATCTGTCAGCAGCTTCCGAACTGTCCCGCGCCCGGGTGGCGGCGTATGCCTCGAAGGCATCGACAAGCGCGTCGCACGTCTTCGTGTGCTTGCTACCGCCGCCACCTCCGCCGCCACCAAGGTTGCACGCCGCAGACTCACCGGCGTCGTATCCGATTCGCATGGCCGCGTGAACGGCGAAGCGAATCGAGCGCCTCGCATCCCCGCTCGGCTCGGCCTGGACCAGGGCAGGCTCCAGGATGTCGTACTCGCCGGCATCCCATTCGCTGCCACAGCCAAGGAACGGTCCTGTAATTTGCCGAGGGGCGCCGTCTACGGATCCTCCGGTGCGCATGTCACGCGCGCGGCGGATCCACAGGCCAGGTACCCGAGCGACACTCGGCCCGCTTCGTCCGACAACGCGGAACCGGGTGGGCTCGGCCTGGGTGGTCGGATCAGGCGACTTCTCGGGCGCCGTCTTCGCGTCGGCGGCGCTCAAAACGCACCCCCAACCCCGCGCCGTTCGTGGGCCGCGTTCAAGTTATCGAAGCGGAAACTTGATCCCAGCGTTCGTAAAAACATCGCCACCTCTGCCTCCGGAAGGTTCGCGCCTCGAATCGGTCCCGCTTCGACGCCGACGAGATTGTCTAGATGCCCACCAACGGCGGAACGAGACCGATTCCAAGCGCGAACGAATGTATTGGGCATCTAGACGGGTCTATGAGAACCCGATTTCCCGTCACCCGTCAACTGTTTTTTGCGATGGCGGATACTTTTTTCGAAGCCGGCTCGTTCGCTCGCGGCGCTGCTCGCTGTGGTCCGTGACGCGGCGATGCGCGGCAGTCGTCAAGTAGTGCGTGGGCCGCCACGATGTCTTCGGGACGCGTGTGGATGTAGAGGGAGGTGGTAGTCGGCTGGGCGTGGCGGAGAATCGCCTGGATCGCCGGCAGCGGGGCCCCTCTTCGAGAGAGTCGGGACGCCAGGGAGTGACGACAGTCATGTACCCTCGGACGGACGTCTCCGGGTGCTGCTTTCAGGCCGAGTTTCTTCGAGATCCGACGGAACTCTAGATAGAAGGTGGCATACGAGAATGGATTCCCGTCTGGCTTGCGGGCGAACACATACGGAGATCCTTCGACACGCGGGAGGAGTTTCAGGGCTGCGATCGAACGCGGAGTCAGGTAGGCGGTGCCACTGCGCTTCCCCTTCGTCTCGGCCCACGAAACCTGGACTGTCCGCGCCTTCACGTCGATCTGATCCCAGCGAAGGAGGCGAATCTCCTTGTGCCTCATGCCCGAGTCGATCGCGATCATGAAGAAAACCGACAGCCTCAGCGAGGCTGCCTGGAGGAACCTCTCTTCGTCTTCAAGGCTAAATTCTGTCTCCCGCTTCGGCCGGGACCGCTCCGGCTTGGCTCTCTCGAACGGGTTCGAAGCGATTCGACCGTCAGTGAGCGCCCAGTTCATCATCGCGGTAATGCGCGTCAAAATCTGGTTACGCGTGCTGGGTGCGAGTTTCTGGACGTCGTCACGGTCGCGAAAATCTGACCAGTGCATAGCCTTCAGGTCGACTATCCGCATCGCCCCGAAGGTCTCGAGCGGCCGGAGCATGATGGACACCGCCGTGCGCGGCCACGTCTCATTCTTCGGGAAGGTCCGTCGGTACCGATCCCAGAGCGCCGCGAACGTAAGGTCGACGTCTACTATCCGTCCCGTGGCGCCAGACAGTAGCTCGATCGTCTTGTGCTGCTGCTGGATGGTCTGCTGCTGGTTCTCGATTGTCTGGGCCTGGGATCGCAGGACGACAGCCAAGGTATCCCCGGGTGAGAACTCGCCCGCGACCTTGCCCCCATCGCCGGTCACAGCGGCACCGCCTGCGCGCTTACCTGCTCGGCAAGTTCCCTCGAAGAGGACACCGGGCCCGCGAGCGCCGCCAGGCCATCGCCCGCGCTGTCAACCGCACCCTGCATCGCGCTACGAACAAGCCAATCGCAGAGTGCAGTCCGTGCATCCGCCGCGTGCGCCAGAAAAATGACGCTCTAATGATTGCGTCAGGTTACGAGTCTGGTCATAGGGTGTAGTGCCCACGATGTCCCGGCCGGAGATTACGACTTTGTGACAGTTTCGTTTCTACAAATTACATTGTGGGAATTTGTAATACTGTGTCGGTTGCATCGGTAGCCAGCGTCATTCGTTGACCAAAAACAAACGCTTACGGCGTATTGCCGTAGCGCCGGAATTTCCCAGGCCGATTTCGTCCCAGCCGACCGCAGCCAGGCGATTTGTTGTATTCCGGAAAGGTGCCCGCCGGCTGGATCAGGTACCGGCGCGGCCTGTGGTTCAGGTGGCGAATCGCGTCCGAATGTTCTTGAAGTGCGCCGCCCTCGCCTCGCGTTCACGTATCGCCCGCGCCACGCCCCGGGGCTCCGTCCGCTTCGCTGCGCATGTCTCACACGTGATCGCGCGTGGCGTGTTCGCGTAGACGAGCTCGGTCCCGCGGGCGCCGCACATGGCGACGTCGGTTGCGGGGGCGGCGCGGCAGTGGCGGATGGGCGAGGCGGGACGGGTCATTGCTGCTCGTCTTCCAGGATCATGAAGTTCGGGGGGCCGGGGACGCGGACGCGGACTTTTATGGTTTCCTCCGTGCGTCGATGACCTGGTGAATGAACGCCACGAGAATTCCGACGAGGTAGAACACGAGGCACGCGATCGCAGCGCGGAGGATCGGCAGCGGGTCTCCATGCGGCGTCACGCGCAACCACCTACCTGCCATTGCACCAAACGTGCACGCAGACAAGACGACGACGATGCAGTAGATCCTGTAGAAGGTGTTCATGGCTTCAGCCTCACGTCGAACCGCTCCAGGATGGCGTCGGCGTCCTCTTCGAAACTCGTCGCCTTCGACCACTTGCCTTCTAGGTGTGCGATCAGGGCGTCGCGGACCGTCGGATATGGCGCCGCGGGCTTCCCGTCGAATGTGAAGTAGTCGCGTCGGCCGTCGGGGTGCTCCAGTGCGAAGCGGTCGGGCGGGATGCTCGGGTCAGCCTTCACGCTAAACCCGACCGCTCCATAGGCCACCGCCGCTGACGTGGGAACGCGGAGCTTGAACTTCAGTTCGTCGCTCATCCCCACGCCTCGAAAATCGCCTTCGGGTGCTCCGCGCACGCCCGCGCCAGGTCCGCGAAGGCATCCCGCACGCCTTCTAGCGAGCCCCATCCGTTCTCTGGTTCAAGGGCGCGGAACTCCGCTTCACGCGCTGTGTCGTTTGCCACGTCCAGCGCGCGCACCACGATAGGCAGCGCCTCGGATGCGGGCCACCCGAACAGGCGACCCCACGAACGCTCGGCGTATCCCGCCCGGGCATCCCGCGCGACGACGTCAGAGCCGATGCACAGGTCCACGATAGAATTCACGTTGTGCGTGATACCGCTGCGGCTCCAGACGGAGTCACGCTCGCGTCCGCAGTAGTCACAGGCGGGTCGTTTTAGGGACAGATCGAAACTCATGGTTGCTCCTTGAAAAACGGCCGTCTCTCCGGCCTGCCACGCCTTCGCCTTTAACCGTCGGTGGTGCTGCTCTCCGTTACCGCCGTTGGGGCGCCTCTTCTGGGGCGTTCTGCATCCCGCGATCGTCGTGCGGGCAGTGACCCGACAGTCGTTCGGTCCCGGGTGTCAGCTCTCGCGCCGGTCCGGGTCCCCGTGGGCTGTCGATCCCACGTTCGAACTTGATTCGTCCCCAGGCGACCGGCGCGTGACACCGCGGGGTGGGGGTTGTGCCGCGCCGGCCGCCATGGGAGCGAAAGCTTCAACTTGTTGCGCGCGGGCTTGCCTTGTCCGCCTTGGCCCTGGCGATAACCGTCCGCCGCCGCATCCTGGTCATGCCGAGTTTGGCCACGCGGATAGCCTGCCGGCCAAGTTTCGAGTCGAGCGGTACTGCCGCCGACCGGATGCACCGCAACTGCTCGCCATCCTCGAACTCGACGAGGACGGTTTCATCGCCGACGTGCTGGATGAACTCGCCCTGCTTGTCCTTGGTCAGCGCGGGACGGGCGACGATTCGACAGGGCCGGCCCTTGTAACCGCTCGGTGCTGAGTTTCGGAACACGCGATCGAAGGTCATGCCGCCTCGTTGGCCATGCGGATCGCCTCGGCCCGTTCCTCGGCCGTGAGCTGGTCGGCCGTCTTGCCGTTGAACCATTCGCCGACAACCCCCTCGCCAAGCTTCGCCTTGGCAACGGCCGCCTTGACGTCGGCGACGGTCGTCTCTTCGAGGATCTTGATCCGCGCCAGCGCATCCTCGACCTGCGGGCCCGACAGAGCGATCAGTTCGTCCACGCCAAACCACTTGCAGACCGTTCCCTCTTCGAGTCGCGCGCCGAAGATGGCTTCGCCGAGGGCCTTCCGCTGCTTCGACGTGGACATGACGATGCCGGTGGCAGGCGTCGGTGCCGTCTTCGACATCGACTGCGCCGCTGGCTTCTCCTCCGCCTTCACCTCGCCCGTCTTCGGGTCGTGCTCAGGCTCGTCCTCGGCGGGGACAGTGACCACTGCGGGTTTTCCTAGGGACATCCGCCGCCCCTGGTTTCCATCCTCGGACCCCGGGACGGGAGCCGCGGGCATGTCGATATCCAGGGAAGGAGCGATGCCGGCCTCCGACCGGGAATCAAGTGCGATCGCCCGGGACAGGTCTTCGATCGAAGCCGGCGCCATCTTCGAGGCGCGGCGGAGCACCGTCTTCTTGGCCATCTCGTCGTAGTCCGTGACCCACGGGCCGTTGTTCCCGGTCTTCGACCGCTTCCGGATGGCCTCGATCTCGACCTTGCTCATCACGTCGAAGTGATAGCCGCCGCCCTTGTACCGGAAGATCGCGTATGCGAAGGTCATCTCGCCCGGGTCCTCTTCAAGCGTCGGCTTGTGGACCAACTTGTCCTCCAGGCCGAATTCGTATTCGAACTCGTCCTTGCTGTAGACGACACGCGCCGAGATGGACTGGATCTCGTTCGACTGCCTGGCGAGTTTGAGAAGTCCCTTGTAGCCGACGATCAGCGTGCAGATCGTCCGGTTGTTCTTGTTGTCGCGGAACGGGATCAGGTAGGCGTGCCCGAGTAGGCCATCGGGCTCCAGACCAAGCTGGGCGCACTGGAACAGACACCCCAGGACGCTTTCCTGCGTGCAGGCCAGCAAGTCAGGATTCCGCTGGAGCGTAGTCACGCAGATCCGGATCATCCGGCCCACATCGACGTGCTTCGGAAGCGCCATCTGGAGTTGCGGTTTCAGCTTGTCAAGCAACTCGCGGAACGTGTCGATCGGGCGTGTCTTTCCGACCGCCTTGCTGTCCGTCTTCGCCAGGCCAGTGCTCGCTGGCGGTGCTGCGTTCGTCGCGCTCATGATTGTTCGATCTCCTTCGGCAAGCGTTTTTCGGACAACTTCGAAACCTTCCGCATGGTCACTGCGCCGGCAGCTTCCAACTCGGCGGCAAGCTCGCGCTTCGCTGCAGCGCCCTTCCCCTGGCCAGCTGCTTTCGCCACGGCATCGTCGAGCGCGCTGGCGCTGACCTTCAGGACGGACGCCATTTGTTCCGGCTCGGGCAACCGCGCCTGGATGATGTCCCAGGCTTTCGCGACGTCGATGTCGCGGCCGGCGTTCTCTTCGACGATCTGCAGCGCCGTCCCATCTCCAGAATCCTGCGGCCCACAGTTGACGACGTGCAGTCGGATGGCCTTGACCGCCTCGTCGGCGACCTTCTCGAGTAACCTGGCCTGCCGGTACAGGCTCACGACCTCCGCCGACGACAGCGCCGTCAGGTCTGCCGGTGGGTCGCGGAGCAAGGCGACCGCCTCGCGGGCCTTTGCCGCCACAGCTGGGCAAGAGTGCGAGCGCGGGCACGTCTCGCAGTGCCGTCCCGTGCTGTACGTCGTCTTGGCCAGCTGGGCGCGCAGACGGGCAAGCCACTGGTCAACCACGTCGGCCGTGATGACGTAGGTCTCGATATCCTGCGCCCGAAGCCAGACCACGGACGCGGTGACCTTGTCATAGCGCCCCATGTTCACGAGGCAGGCCGCATACCCGGCGAGCTGGTGATAGTGGTCGCCGTCCACCCTGCCCGTCTTCCAGTCCAGGATCGCGGCTTCCCGTTCGGCAGGCTGCGACCGAAGGTCGACGTGGCCCGTCAACTTGAAGCCGTCGAACGTACTGCCGACCTCGACCTCCGTCTCCGCGTCCACGAAACTCGGCGCCAGCACGCCCCATGCTTGCTTGCCGTACCAGGCGATGCGACCCAGTTCGTCCCGGTTGCATGTCCACCGCTGTGCGATCGCGTCCAGGTCAGCGGCATGGCCCGTAACGACCGCCTCCATGGCCTCGTGCGCGGCGCTTCCCAGGTCGGCCGCCTCGTTGCGTGCGTCGATCTGCAAGTCACCGTCCAGCGACGGAGCACAAGCGAATAAACGAGGAAGACTGGAACAACGGATAGTTCTCATCCCCCGGCCGCCTTCCCGCGTATCGCACCTCTGACCTTCGCTCGTTTGAGCAGGTTCAACATTGGAATCGGGTCGTTACGGGCATCGAACTTGTCGAACGGACTGGACAGTTCACGGCCGACTGACTCGCAGCACATGCCACCGCGAAGCAGAAACAACGGGCACTCCCCGCACGACCAGCCAACGCCAACGCCGGTTCTATGCTGGTAATTTGCGCACAGTGCGCATGATTCTGCGTCGACAAAGAACGATTCGCTGTCGGCGTTTCCATGCTCGGACAGTTCAGTCCCGTCAACAATCAGCCCATGCTTCTTCAAGTTGATCTTTGTCAGGCCCTCCCACTTACGAATCGAATGGTCAAGCGCGTCTGCCTTGCTGACCTGGTCTGCGGGCACTGGATAGAATTCCACCTTCCACGTCTTGAGACTCACCGTCGCCCCGCCTTCCTGGCCTTGGCCGCCCGCCGCGCCCGGAACCTCCGCAACTGCGCCCGCGTCATCTTTCCCGGCGGGCGTCCCGGTCCACGGCGAACAGGCGTTGTCATGCCGTCCAGGTACGCCAGGGCGTCGGTCAGCGCCTTCGCTCGAACGGCGGTCTCGATTGCTAGGATGTGTCGGTCGATGGTGGTCACGTGGTCGTCTCCTTGTTGGCGGGCGGGCTGCCTAGTCGTGCTCGTACGACTCGACCTCAAACCCATCCCGCGTTGCCGTTACCTCGGCGTGATCACCGAAAGCGCCCTTCATCATCTCGTCGTCGAGCAACTTGAAAAGTTCGGCGCCCGACTTCTTGGCAGCCGCGAGCGGACCATTGCCCATACTCCATGGGTCAATGAACCCATTCTCTTCGTCCTCGTCGTCCTTCGGCGCCAGGGCCGCGTCGGTCGGCTTCGCATACCAGTCATGCACGCTGAACACGCAGGCGTCTCCGTCGTTGAAGTACGGCGTGTACTGCTTCCACTTGATCGCCTGAATCTCGGGATGGGCGACGAAGAACTCCGCGAATCCGACCTTGACCAGGTCCTTGAATGTAGCCTTTGCTGCCTCACGGGCGGCGGTAAGCTTGTCGTTGCTCTCCTTCAGTGACTCGAACATGTGTCAGTCCTCCATTGCGATCGTGCGTTTGTGTTTGACCGGCCCGCCGAACCACGCAGACATGGGAAGTTCAGCAAGGCAGCGCTCCAGGGTCGGGATGAACCCGAGATCTTCGAAGACGTGCTCTTCGGCGACGTCGCGAGGCGAGTAGGTGCGACCGGCGCTGTTGGTTCGCGTGGCGCCGAAGATGCGCTCTACCAGGAAGCAGCCGAAGGCGTTGTGCAGCAAGGCCCGGTGCCGTACATCAGGGATCGCGATCTTCGTGCTGTCGATGAAGTCGTGGATGTCCTGGTAGTCAGCTGGTTCTCCTCCGTGCCTCCGCGCCGAGTTCCTGGCATGCCGGAACGGCTTCACGACTGGCCGTCCTTGGCAGCAGGCCGCATCGGATCTGTTGGTTTCTCGCTACGTGCGCTGTACTCGTCGAGCGCCTGCAGGACGACGCGCGCGAGCCCTTCGGTCAGGCTCTCCAGCGCGAACGGCGCCAGCCCCATGACCCCGGGATGTCCCTTGACCGCCTGCAGGCGGCCGCGGAGGTATTCCCGAACGACGTCACGTGTCAGTCCCTGCGCGAACGGGTCGGTGGACAGCGGGCGGTTGTCGGACTCGTCGCTCATGGCCTATGTGCCTCGATCAGGGCGGTCCGAAGCGAGTCGGCTTGTTGATCGAGTTCCGCGATCTTCTTGTCGCGCTTCTCGCAGCCATCGCAGATGGTTCCCCAGCCGTCGTCCTCTGCGAGCACGAACGATCCGACGCCGAAGACGAGAAAGGCGGCACCCGAAAGGATGGCGACAGTTACGGAAACTGCAGCACAGGCGGCGATGGCACCTGACTTTGCCTCGGGCAAGTAGGCGGCAATGCCGATCGACGCGACCAGTGGAACTGCAGACAAGACCGCACGGCGAAGCCACTTCAAAGGCCGACTCAGTTCGTGCTTCACGACGCCATCCCCTTCCGCCGCAAGTGCGGCTCGCAGTCCGGTATCAGCGAGGCGACGTCCTCCTCGGACACGCCGAACTCCTGCCCCAGCAGTTTCAAAGCCGTCACCAGAATCGACAGCGCCGCGTCGGGCTCTTCGTTCCCGACCATCGCCATCACTCGGACCGTGAGGGTGGCGCGGCGTCGGGTGTCCGATGGATCGGAGGGGACGTGGGTGGCGGGCGTTGGTTTCGCGCTCACGGGCCTTCTCCGATCGGCCTGATGTTCAACTCGCCGTTGTCAGCTACCAGGCCGGCTAAGATGGCGACGCGACGGGACGCTCGGATACGCTCTCGTTGCTCGTCTGCTGTCAGATCACCCCACTGACACGTGTTCCCCCATCGACATGCCGCTGACACCTGAAAGTTCGACATGAATTCATTCCAACCGCCGGGGTGAATCAGAGCGTGGTGATCGTGGTCAAGTGCGAGCCCGGGGCCGTGCTCCTCGTCGTGATCATTCGGGTCACCTCCGATCAGAACGTGACCCAGTTCGTGGATCAGATCGCTTGCAAGCTCGCCGTCATCGCTGGCGGTAACGACCAGGTCGGCTACGCGGCCGATCACAATTGGGCCTCCGGGCCAGCACATGTCACCCCATGACGGACCGCCGGAGTAATGCTTCTGGGGATGCGCTTCGGTCACCTCGTCACGCGATGTATGAACCACCGTGTCGACCCCGTAGCGCCTAGCCAGCGCGATCACGGCACGCACGCGCGGACCGTATTTGCGGCCTACGGTAAGCTTTCTCACGGCAACCTCCCCTGGTACGTCTCGAGCCATCTCCGAGCCCCGTCGCGTTCGCGCGCCAGTTCGGGCGACACCTTCCCGGCTGTCTCAGCCAGTAGGCCGGCGATGTGCGAGGCGGCCTGGACCAGCTCTTCGCGGGCGGCCATGCTCTCCTCGCATGAGCACCGCTCGGGCTTACGGGTCTTCTCCGGCTTCGGGTCACCTGGATACTTCGAATGGAAGGCACACAGCCGACCAAACCGACACGCGCATTGCGGTGCCGTGGTATCGATTCGCGTCGTCTCTCGCAAAGGCACTAGAACACCTCCTCACTCTCGATTTCCTCACCGGGCAACTTTTCGTTCGGCCACAGGTGGCCACTCATAGGCGGCACCTGGAACCCCGGGCAGTCCTGGGTACACATGCCGTTCGCCATCTCGGCGGCTACGGACCGACCACGAGGGGCCTTCCGACGGTGGCAGCGAACGCACTGGACGGGCGCGCGGCACGAGTCGGTGCAGCCGGATGGCATTAGGGCTTCTCCTTGAGGGCGCGGATGCGTTCGACGACCGTCGTGTGCCCGACGTAGCACCCACCGGTAGCGATGATCACGACTGGCATGCGCGCTACCTCTCTGACCACCTCGTCGATCGTCTCTGCCTTGGCATCGGCGACGAGACGGTCGAGGAGGGCCCGGATGACGTCGGTGGTTGCTCCGTCGTCGTCGGGTACCGTGCCGCCAAGTAGGTCGCGCGCCATCTCGTCCGCCAGCGCCTTCGTATCCACGCTCATCGCACCCACCTCCGACCGTTCCAGGTCACCTTCCCGTACCGAAGCACCAAGGAAACAGAGACGGACCGCGACTGCATGGCGGCGAGGTCACGCAGGAGGTCCACGATCCAGGGAGAGGAAGAGATGGGCATTAGGCGACCGCCTTTCCGTTGTCGTTCGCCGGGATCTCGGCCGTCACCTCTGCTCGTCGCAATCGACGAAGCTCCGACAACAGCAGCGCGACCACGCGCGCACGCTCCGCCGGCCCCGCGCCAAGTAGGCCCAACTTCCGAGCCGCGAACTCAAGCGCAATTGCCTCGGTCGTCCGCATCAGAAACTTGGCCTTGCCGTCGACCCTGACGTGATAGGCGGAACCGCCACCCGGGGATCGCTCGACGATGACGGAGACGGCGCGGGTCATGGCGTCACACCGGCCGCAGCGCGGGTCCTCTTGCGCTTCGGCTCAGCGGCGAGCGCCAGAACGGCGGCGGCTGTGCGCTTCGCCTCCAAACCGGCCATGTGGTTTTTAATGGCGTCGATCAGCCAGTCCAGCGACGGGACGGCGATCCCTTCCATCTTCACCTGCTCCATCGCGCACGTCATCGCCCACGTGGGCAAGTCGTACTCGACGCCGAGTTCAGCACAGATCAGAGCCTCGACGGCGCGGGCGATGATCTCTTCGCGAATCTTCCGGGACGCATCACGGGGAGCCGGGGCCTTGTCGTGAATCCGGTCGCGGGTCCACGGTGCGCGGACCTTCCACCGCAACGCATGGGTCGCTTCGTGGGCCGCGTCTCTCACGTCCCGCGCGTCACTTCCCTTGGCCCGCACGGCCGCCACCAAAAGCTCACCCTTCGTCACGCTGCACCTTCCTTTCCCTCAACCCGCGTCACCGTGACCGTCCGCCCCTTGCCCGCCAGGTACGTGTAGGTCGTCGTCTGCGGCGGGACCGTTCCGCGCGGGAAGACCTTCTCCACCGTCCGACCGTCGGGGAGCGCGTACGAGGCTCGCGGTCGGTCGTCGGGCTTCGTGGGGTCGGCGTGGCGCGGGCAGTAGCCGCCGCCCTCGGAAGCGGTGTTCCAGAGGCAATGGTCAGCCGGGCAGTAACGCTCCGGGTGGGCGGCCTTCGACTTGGCGACCGAGGCCGCGACGCTGCGGTGGGTGGTCACGCTGCGCCTCCGTTGACAGACAGCCAAGCATCGAAGGCGTCCTGCGCCGCGTCCGTCAGCCCATGGTCACGGCGAAACCCGGTCGCCGCCTCGTAGGCCCGCCACTTCCGGCCGATCCAGGTCATGAACGGCCCCATGTTTCCGTCCCGCGCCTTCACGGCCTCGGGCGCCTCGCCAGCACAGTAGGCCAGGTAACGAGCCGTGTATCCGCTCGCCAACGCGGTCACGCCGCACCGTCCGCGTGCGACTTCGCGTATCGCCTTGCCCTCGCGAGCAGGTCATCAAGCTCGCCGTGCTGACGTGCCTTCTCGGGCTCTCCCGTCGCGATGCCTCGGACCAAGTCGCCGACGAAGGCGTGATAGCCGGAGCTTTCATCGTACTGCGCGACGCGGTCCCACAGGTAGGCGATGACGAGGGCCTTACTGGTGTCATTCGCCACGGTCCCACCCTCTTCCCTTCGCGGCCACCAGCGTCCCGATCGCGGCGCTGGCAGCGCTTGCACTCGTCAGATCGAGGTGCGACGTGTCGACTCCAATTCTGTTTCGGAGCAGCCACAGCTCCCTCGTCGCCTCGCTCACCAGCGAAGCCAGGTAACCGCGCTGGGCGGGAGTGATGGATCCGCGCCGTCCAGAGAGCCGCCGACTCCCCGTGCCGCTCACGCTGCACCCCGCGTCCGCACCGCCCGCAGCGCCTGGACGGCCCGCTCCACCAGCCCGCGCCGCCGCACCTTCGGCACCGGGCAGTCCGCATCCCCGCAGTGGCCCGTGTTGATGCAGTGGCCGTGTCCGCGGGCGGCCACCGTCAGCGTCTCTTCGCCCGTGTCCTTCCGCTGGTCGTCCTTCGTCGTCATTTCCAGGTCACCTTTCCGATTCGGAGCAGCCGAGACACAGACAGAGCCCGCCGCTCGGCCCGCAGTTCCAAGGCCTCTAGGTCACGCAGGAGGCCCGCGACCCAGGGAGAGGAAGAGATGGGCATCAGGCGTGCCCTTCCACCGCCACCGGAACTGCCCACTTCCCCCGGCGCCCGCCGTGCACCAGGGCCTTCGACTTGCCGGCCCGACAGTGAGCCAGGGCGAGTTTTGCCGCGCAGGAAAAGTGAAGGACACCCCCGGTTGCGAAAGGCAGGCGGTCGTTCTCGGGAGTCCCGCGACCGCAGATTGCACATGGACACTTCACGCTGCACCTCCTTCGGCCGCATCGACCCGTGTCACCGTGACCGTCCGCCCCTTGCCCAGCAGGTACGTGTACGTGGTCGTCTCCGGGGGCGTGGTACTGCGGGGGAAGACCTTCTCAACCGTCCGCCCGTCGGGGAGCAGGTACGTGGCCCGCGGGCGGTCGTCAGGCTTCGCCGGGTCGGCGTGCCGCGGGCAGTAGCGGTCGGCGTTCCCGGCCGTGTGCCAGAGGCACCGGGGATGCGGGCAGTAGTCGCCGGGGTGGGCGGCATTGTGCTTGGCGGCAGAAGCGGCGGCGCTGCGGTAGGTGGTCACGGCGTCACCACCGGCGCGGCATCGATGTGCGTTCCCGGCTCCTCCGCATCGCCGACCACGGTGGCACCAGCGTTCACCGCAGCGCCGATGAGCGCCGCCGGGATGCGCCATCCGCAGAGTCGGCAGAAGTAGTCCGGCTTGCCAGTACCTTCGAAACCGTCCGCCCGCCGCAAGAACTCGTGGATATGGGTTCGATCCTTCATCACGCCGCTCCCTTCTCAGACGCCCGCTGCGCCCGAATCTCCGCACCCGCCGCCAGCCATGCCCGATCCAGCTCGCCGAACTTCGCCGCCCGCTCTTCGATGGCGCGGCGCCCCTCGCAGGTATCGCAGCAGTGATTCCAGTAGTCGGCGCAGCGCTGCCCGGGCTCCAGCGCCATGCAGGCCGCGGCGCGCTCATCCCGCTCCCGCTTGCACTTCTCCCCCACCGGCATCCCCTCGGCCGTCCCGTCCGCCACGACGGCCACTGCCTCCTCGCGACCGCAGACGCCGCAGCGGAGCGTGCCGGCGAAGCAGTCGCATTCTTCCGTGACGTACTCCTCTTCGGGGCCGCCGTAGCCGCTGCAGCCGGCCAGGCCGCTGATGAAGCCGTGGCCCTCGCACTTCGGGCAGGCCAGGTCGGGCTCGTTCGTGTTCGTGGTGGTCATGGTCGTGTCTCCCGTGGTCGTTTCAGGCGGACTCAGCGGCGGCGGGCCTTGCTCTGCCTCTCGTCGTCGCGCTTGCCTGACCCGTCCAATCTAGTCAATCGTCGCAAACGTCGCAAGCAAAATCGTCATCGCCGCTCGGGGAGAGCCCGGCGATCAGGCGCTGCTACTGGCGCTTGGGCTTCTTCGGCTTCGCTTCTGGATCGGAGCCGGCGGCGATCTTGGCGAGCGCTTCGCGGATAGCGAGGTGCGGGATTTTGCCTCGTTTGTCCCAGTTTCGCGCGGTGATAGGGTTCACGTTGAGGCGGCGCGCGATTTCGGCCGCCGGCACGCCGAGCTTCTTCGCGACCGTCGCGATGGGGCCGTCCGATTCGAGCGGCGCGCCGCGCCGGAAGGTCAAAGGACTTGGATTCGTGGCGGCTGCTGTTGCCATCGTCTCAATGGTCGCATACGATGCAGACTGTGGCAAGGGCGTTTCGGTTTCACCGAGCTGTTCGATCTGACCGGCAAGCGCCCGTCGCTTCTGAGCCTCCCTCCGTAAACGCTCTGCCTCCGCGTCTAAGGCGTCCGCTTCGGCTCGCAGGGATTCAGGGGTCACGGGCTTCGACACGCCCCGAGGATGGCCGCGTCGGTTGAACCGATCAAGCGAAAGGGGAATGAGGATGATCGGAGACCTGTGTTACCTGACGCCCAGCGGGGCCGTCGTGGACGTTGACCTGTCGAGGTACCCCTCGGGAGAGCCGCTGATGGAGAAGCCGCGCGACTGGCCCGTGCGGATCCTGGTCAGGACGAAGACGACTGAACGGCTGATGACGGCCCTCTTCTGGGTCGATGCCATGGCCGAGCGCGGGTGGGCTGTGCCGGAGTTGCTGCTTCCGTACGTTCCCGGCGCCCGACAGGACCGCGTGAACGACGAGGGCGACTTCCTCTTCACCGCCAAGTCCATCGCCAAGGAGATCAACGCCCGTCACTTCCCGCGGGTGATCGTCGTCGATCCGCACTCAGAAGTGACGCCGGCTCTCATCGATCGGTGTCACGTCGTCCACGCCGACGCGTGCGTGAAGCCGCCCGCCGGGAAGTACGCAGCTGTCATCGCGCCGGATGGAGGTGCAGAGAAGCGCGCTGGCCGCGTGGCGCGCAAGCTCGGTCTGCCGCTGTTCCACGCGTGGAAGACCCGCAACGTCGCCGACGGGAAGATCAGCGGCTTTGGTGTGGAACACCTGGCCTTGCCGGGCGGTTCCCGGGTCTTGCTGGTCGATGACATCTGCGACGGCGGCGGGACGTTCCTGGGGCTGTCGGAGGCAATCACCACGCAGACGGCGCAGTCCGGCCCACGCGTGAAGCGGGACCTGTACGTGACTCATGGCCTGTTCACGCTGGGCATGGACAAGCTGCTCGCGCACTTCGACCACGTGTACTGCACCGACTCGGTCGCCGCGGATAGGCCGGGCGTCATTGAGGTCGCGGTCTGCGAACGCTTGCTGAAAGAGGGGATGATCCGATGAATCCGGCACTCATGATCGACGGGTACAAGTTGAGCCATCGCGCACAGTACCCGCGGGGGACCAGCCGCGTCTATTCCAACTGGACGCCGCGCGAGTCGCGGATCCCTGGGATCGACTCGGTGGTGTTCTTCGGGCTGCAGTACTTCCTCGACGAGTACCTCACGCGGCAGTTTCGCCACTTCTTCACGTCGACGGAGGCCGAGGTCTGTCAGGCGTACGCTCGCCGGGTCGACTCGTACCTCGGGCCGAACAATGTCGGGGTGGATCACGTCCGTGCGCTGCACCAGCTCGGCTATCTGCCGCTGGAGTTCCGAGCGCTCACTGAGGGCACGTCGGTCCCGCTGCGCGTTCCCATGCTCACCGTCGAGAACACGCACCCCGACTTCGCATGGCTGGTGAACTACTTCGAAACGCTGCTGTCCGCCGTGCTCTGGATGCCCTGCACGTCGGCGACACAGGCGCGTGAGATGCGGCGGATCCTGGACGCTGGGGCTGCGAAGACGGGCAGTCCCGCCGCGTTCGTCCCCTGGCAGGGCCACGATTTCAGCTTTCGCGGGATGCCCGGGCCCGAGGCGGCGTCCCTGTCGGGCGCGGGGCACCTGCTGTTCTTCACGGGCACCGACACGATCCCGGCCATCGACCTGATCGAGGACTACTACGGCCCGGTCCCGCCGGACCACATGATCGCCGGCTCCGTCCCCGCCACTGAGCACTCCGTCATGTGCGCGGGCGGCAAGGAGGACGAGATGGCCACGTTCGAGCGGCTGCTCGGCATCTACCCGGCCGGGATCGTTTCCGTCGTTTCCGACACCTGGGACCTGTGGGCCGTGCTGACGAAGATCCTGCCGGCCCTGAAGGACAAGGTCATGGCCCGCGACGGGAAGCTCGTCATCCGTCCCGATAGCGGGAACCCGGTCAAGATCGTTTGCGGCGACCCGGATGCCCCCGAGGGCTCGCCTGCCCAGAAGGGCGTGATCGAACTGCTGTGGGAGGCATTCGGAGGCACCACGACTGAGACGGGGCATCGGATCGTCGATTCGCACGTCGGCTGCATCTACGGCGATTCCATCACCGCCACCCGGGCACAGGCCATCATCGACCGCCTGGCCGCCAAGCGCTTCGCCTCGGCGAACATGGTCTTCGGGGTCGGATCATTCACGTACCAGTACGTCACTCGCGACACCTTCGGGTTCGCCATGAAGGCCACGTGGGTTGAAATGAACGGCGAGGGCCGGGACATCTTCAAGACCCCGATCACCGACAACGGCATGAAGAACTCGGCCAAGGGCCGGCTGGCGGTGCTCGCGGGCGACGACGGGCACCTACGGCTCGTGAATCAGGCGACGCCCGAAGAGGAGGCGCTGTCGGAACTGCGACCCGTATGGCGCGACGGTCTGTTCGTGCGGCGGGAGACGTTCGACAAGCTGCGCGCGCGGGCACTGGGGATGCGGAGGTGATGAACCGCACGCTGGACCAGCAGCCCGCCAGCACGGAGGAGGCGGACGGGGCGGTGCCTGCGGGTTATCGGCTTGGCGATGAGTGGACTGCTGGCGCTCGCGCGAGGTCGTTTCTCTGTTCAGGATGTTCACCGTCGCAACCGGCTGCGTACACGCGATGGGCTGGCACCACGTTGCGCGCGTCGGCATGTCCAACCTGCGCCATCCAGGCTGGCGCCCTCGTACCCCTGAGCCCGCCCGGTGAGCTGGAGGTTGCGCCTCCCGTGAGCGAGGAGGACTGCGGTCGCAAGGTCGAATCCGGGATGGTGATGATGTGCTCGCCGTCGTGCGTGGAGGCCGGGAGGCATCTCAGGAAGGTCCTGTCACCAGCCGGCCCGCCCGGTGAGGGGACGGTGCCGGTGTGCAACCCTGTCGACGAAGCCTTGGAATACGCCCGATCCGAGTCGATCCGGACGGGGACGCCATACGTTGCCCCGCCCGCCTCAACGATGCGCCCATGCACGCACGCCCCCCGCGAGTGCCCGGACGACTGCGACGGGGACGTTGACAGCTCGCCCGCCCCCGTTCAGGTGGAGGCGCCGCGAACGTGCGAAGCGCCCGCGTGGTGCGGAACCGAGAACGTGCCGGAGCCGCAGTTCCGACAGCAGGCCGTATGGTGGAACGCGCTGCCCGACAAGCGGGGCTTTTGCTCGAAGGAGTGCCGCGACAATAGCACGCCCGCCCCCCAGCCCGCCGAACCCGCGAAGGTGCCGCTGTCGGAACAGATAGACAGGTGGTCGACGACAATTGGCAAACGCCCGACCTTGACGCTGCATCAGTGCGCCGAACGTGCGCGCGCCCTGGAGGCCGAGCTTGCCGAGGCGAAGCGACGTGACCGCGAGGAATGCTGCCAGTCCTATAAGCGGCTCGTCGAAGGTGAACGCGACGCCGCCAGCGCCGAGGTCGAGCAGCTACGCAAAGACCGCGACGCGGCCATCGCCGACCGCCAGGTGAACAGCGAGTGGTGGAAGCGCGAAGCCGACGCCCGCGTGCTGGCCATGCGAACCGAGTGCGCGAAAGTGGCACGGGATGAGCACTGCGACGACCACTGCAATCACATCGACGGGTGCGAAACGGCACGGAACATCGCCAACGCCATCGAACGCCTCCCCACCAGCACAGGGACGGCCAGCGGTGCGGGCGGGGAGGTGGGCAAGTGATTCGACCCGAGCAGGAGCACATCGACGCGGTCATCTCGGAGTGCCGAAAGCCCGTCATCGTCAGCGGGGAAGGCTTCGCCTTCGAGGCGGTCGGGTATCACGAGAGCGTCATTGCTGCGCTTGCTGACGACCTGGATGCGATGCGTGCCGCCCAGGCCGACGCCATCAAGGCGGCCGTCGCGGCGCGAGAGAACGAAGTCCTGTCGGAACTGGCGCAACGTGGGTTCGGCGGGGTCGTCGCCGAATTGGCCCGCAAGTGGGGTCGCAGCGGCGCGGACGCTCCCGGGGCGGCGGGGAAGGACGGTGGGAGGTGAGCTTCGTTCCCGAGGGGCTGATGGCAGCCGGGATGACCACGCGAGGCACGGTAAAGAAGCGGTTCACGGTTGTGGACCAGCAGCGTGACGCGGCGGCCATCGACCGAGCCACCAAGGCACCCCGCAAGGACGGTGGGCGGTAATGGCTCGGCCGATCCTTCCCACTGAATCACTCGACGAGGACAGCTTCGCCGCGCTCCTGGAGTCGCTGAAGGGCGGCGCATCACGCGAAGAGATGGCCCGCCGGGTCGCGCGCGCCAAGGATCGACTGGCTGTGATGGAATCGAGATTGAGCCGGCCGAGCGGAATAACGCCCACGCGGTTCGATCTAGAGGAGCGTGCATACGGCGCTTACTCCGCCTTACTGAGAGACGGCCTCACGTGCGCGGCGGCATTTGACGCCATCGGAGAAGCGTATCCGCCGGTTCTCGCGCAAATGCTTGGCGGACAGATGCGTCCCGCGAGCCCTTCGGAGGACCCGAAGCCGTGACAGCCGCCCTCGCTTACTTGGCTTGCGTCGCGCTGCTGGTGCTGGCGATCCGGCGGGTGGATCGGGACCCGGGGCGGCCGAGTCGGCTGACGCGGCTGATGGACGAGGACCAGGACTGGCGATGAAGACCGGGCGACAGATTCACGGGCATGGCTTGGGTAGGCCCGAACGCGGCGTGGCCGGTGCAGGCGCGCAACTGGCATGGAACGGCAGGCATGGCATGTCAAGGCTTGGTGTGTCACCGCTCGGAGCGATTCGGCGAGACACGGCAGGCGCGGCAAAGGTCGAGGACGAAGTAGGCAGGCCAGGCTTCGCCTGCTCCGTCCTCGGCCCGCCGGTCACCAAGAAGAACAGCCAGAGGGTTTTCCGCAACCGGAAGACAGGTAAGCCGTTCATCGTCCAAAGCAAGCAGGCGAAGGCGTGGGAGACGAGCGCCGTTTTGCAGCTCCGCGCGGCCTGGCGCGGGCGGGCGCCGCTGACTGGCCAGGTGTCGATGGCAGCCGTGTTCTACCGGACTCGGCGGGTCGGGGACCTGGGGAACTTCCTGGCGGCCGTCTGCGACGCCATTGAGCGGGCGGGCATCGTAGCGAACGACAAGCAGATCGTTCGCTTCGACGGTTCGCGGCTGGACGCGGACCCGAAGAACCCGCGGGTTGAGATTCTGATCCGCGAGGTCGCATGAAGTACCTGTTTCTGGATTTCGATGGCGTCCTAAACTCGGCTCCGTTCCTCGAAGACGCCCACGCGAGACGGCGCAGCATTGAACGCGATGGCGGTTCGATCGGCGATGACAGCTACATGCTCGACTGGTACGCCGTGGCGCGGGTGAATCGGATCGTCGAGGCGACGGGCGCGAAGGTAGTTATCTCGTCGTCCTGGAGGATCCTCGACTCCATGAAGGACATCGTTGGCTTCCTCGACAACGTCGGCTTTGCCGGCCACGTCGTCGGCATGACGCCGAATCTGCAGACGTATCGCGGTCTCGAGATCCAGGCATGGATCGATGCACTTGAGGAACCGCCGGAGTCCATCGTGATCCTGGACGATGACTCCGACATGGAGCACTTAACCGACCGCCTGGTCAACACGGACTTCGAGACGGGCATCGTCGATGCCGACGTGGAGCGGACAATTGCCTTGCTCAACACGCCGTGGGTGGACGCGCGGAAGAAGGTGGCATGAGGCGGCCAGTTGACAGGAGGATGCGATCGTGACGAAGGACTCCCTCGGTGACCGGATGAAGGAATACGAGGCGGTGACCCGCGCGCGTCTCATGCGTCGCTGCCCGGCGCTTCTGCGCGTCGACGGCAAAGCGTTTCACTCGCTGACCCGCGGCATGGCCAAGCCATGGGATCCGAACCTGGTCGCGGCGATGGACGCCACCGCTCACCGGCTCTGCGAGGAGATCCAAGGAGCGGCGCTGGCGTACGTCCAGTCGGACGAGATCAGCGTGTTGATCCTTGACTATGCCCAGATCAACACCGAGGCCTGGTTCGACGCGCAGATTCAGAAGATGGTCAGCGTGGGGGCGTCGTTCGCGTCTGTGGCGTTCAACCGCTCGATTGCCGCGGCATACCCGGACAAGGCGGGGGCGGTGTTCGACGCCCGGGTCTTCTCACTGCCCCTGCATGAAGTGGTGAACTACTTCATCTGGCGCCAGCAGGACGCGGTCAGGAACTCGATCCAGTCTCTCGCACAGGCGAACTTCAGCGCCCGGGAGATCCACGGCGTCAACTGCGATGCGCTCCAGGAGATGCTGTTCAGCCAGCGCGGGATCAACTGGAACGATATCCCGCTTCCACAGAAGCGCGGAACCGTCGTCAGGCGGGTTGAGACCGAAGTCGACGGGACACCGCGATCAAAATGGGAGACGGACGAGAACATCCCGACGTTCACGGCTGACCGAGCGTACATCAACCGCTTCGTCTACACTGGAGAGATGGCGCGGTGACCGCCGAGCGGCGCGCGCGTAGACTGGCGAACGGGAGACGACCATGAGCGACCAGGCGCCAGCGCCGCCCCCTCCCTGGCAAACCGGCCCGCGCGGGCTGAACATGCTCAGCTTCGAGTGGTACACCGGGAACCTCGACTGGCTGAAGCGGTCGACGATTTTCCTGACGCGCTCCGGGTCGCACGCCTACGGGACCAACATCGCCACGTCCGACCAGGACTTCCGTGGGATCGCCATCCCGCCGCGGCAATACTTCCACGGGTTCGCGAGTCGCTTCGAACAGGCCGAGACAAAGAACCCGGACGTGGTGATCTACGATATCCGGAAGTTCTTCGCCCTGGCGGCCGACTGCAACCCGAACATCATCGAGCTTCTGTTCACCGACGAGTCGGATTGGTTCGTCTCGGTGAACGTGTGGACGAACGTGATCCACCGTTTCCGCGAAGCGTTCCTGTCGAAGAAGGCAATGCACACCTTCAGTGGCTACGCAATGTCGCAGCTCAAGCGGATCAAGACGCACCGCAGATGGCTGCTGAGCCCGCCGGCGGCCAAGCCCGAGCGGGCGGACTTCGGTTTGCCCGAGTCGTCGACGCTTGAGAAGGAGCAGTTCGGCGTCATCGAGGCTCGGATCCGGAAGACCGAAGACACGCTAGGCGGCGAAGGCTTCACGAAAGACCGCGTCGAGGAAGCCGATCCTGAAATGGTCGAGCAGGCGGTCCGGGACCTGAATCTGGCGCCCAACCTGATCCCGATCATCATCGCGGAGCGCCGTTACGGGGCGGCGATGCGAAACTGGAAGCAATACGAGCAGTGGAGGGCCGGGCGAAACCCTGCACGCGCTGAACTGGAGCGCGCGAACGGCTACGACACCAAGCACGGCATGCACCTGGTCAGGCTCATGCGCATGGCGATCGAGATCCTGCGCGACGGCAAGGTAATCGTGAAGCGTCCCGACGCCGACGAACTGCTGGCCATTCGGAACGGCGCGTGGACGTTCGATCGGCTGATGGAGTGGGCCACCGCCACCGAGACCGAGTTGCGGACCTACTACGACGCGAGCACCCTGCCCAGGGAGCCCGACCGGAACCACCTCGAAGGCGTGTGCTCTGGCGCCGTCGAGATGTTCATCGGCTATCCTTATCTGGGCCCATGAGGTGCTCGTGCTGCCGCGGCCCATTCCACCCGGCGACTGGCGACTACGATCGCCGGTTCGACGTGGCCCGGTGCGGCCGGTGCTATCGGGAGTTTCTGGCGTGGTTCAAGGGTCACACGAAACGGAAGTGGGGCAAGTTGAACTTCTACGAGCACGCAGCCACCAGCATCCGGCCCGCCTGAGGCTTGCCGGCCGCCTTCCCCTGTTCCAGGCTGCACCGATGCCCGATGAAGCACCACGCCCATACTCGGGCCACGAACACCCCGCAGAGCCCACGCTGGGTGCCCTGGAAGCCGAGTCGTCATGCCGGTGCCGTCGGTGCGACCTGGACGGGCCTCACGCCCCGAGCTGCAGCGTCCACGAAGAGCCGCCCGGGCCCTGCGACTGCCGGCGGCTCAGGCGGGCGTGATGCGACCGTCGAGCAGCGCCAGCAGCGCGTCTCGCGCTAGCGCGCCGACCGGTATCCCGGCTGCCGCCGCGCGAGCTTCCGCCCGCTGACGTACGTCGGGCGGGAGTTTGAACGAGATCGGCTTCCCTGAGCCGCTGCCCACCGTGACAGGTCGCCCGGCGCCGGACCGGGCGCCGCCGCGGGGCCGCTCGCCCATGGCGACGTCCATTTCGCGGAGCTGCCGCAGGAGCCAGCGCCGGAATGACTCCTCGGTCGTCCAGGTTGGCGTCTGCCCGGTCCCGCGATCCTGGACCCAGGAACCGTCCCGTCCACGATGGAACAGGCCGCTCGCCGATCCTCGGTGCTGTTCGGCGCCGTACTCGATGTTGCCGATTGTCGTTTTCAGATAGGCCATGGGTCAGACCGACTCGCTGCGAATCGCCGCCGCTCGAGCGCGCAACCGGGCGGCACCGGCCAGGTCCTCGCGATCCTCGGCATCCTGGGCGTCGTCCTCCAGCATGCTGGCGTTGTCCGACCGGATCACGCGGGCGACGTCGGCATCGGACAGTGCCGCCCCGGACTCCAACTGGCGCAGGCGGGCACGCAGAACGGTGTGCGCCGCCTGATACTCGCGGGCATTTCCCTGCGTATACCCGCCCTCGCCGAAACGTGGGGAGTAGTTCTCGATCCCGTAGGCCCCGCGACGGATGTCCGTGTCCGAAATCTGACCACCAGCCATCACCACCCGAACCATCTCGCTGGTCAGCATCGTCGTCTCCCTCTCTCGCTGTCCGACCTACTGCGCCCGCCAGTCGTTGCGCCCGTGTACCCAGCCGCGCACCGATCCCTGTTCGTCGCGCACGGTCAGATTGACCCGCTCGTCCTCGCCGAGCTGCTGAGCGATCTCCTCGACGGTCGCGCCCGTCAGGTCGATCTGGTTGCCGTTGGTGTCCGTGTATGACGCGTTGAGTTCCATGGTGTCTCCTTTTTTGGTCCGCCAGCTCCGTGCTGACAGAAACCAATCTACTCGCCTCGTTTGATTTCGTCTACTAATTCAATCGTGGCCGGTGTCGATTCGGACGCGACGCGCTAGCCTGGCGGGCGTGAACCCCGCCCAAGCCGGCCGCCCGTCCTACCTGCCCATCCACTACGGGGACGTCGGTGACCCGCCGCGGGTGCTGTGCGCCAGCTCGGACGCCTCGACTCCGGTCACCCGGGAATGGCGGTACGTGACGTGCCCGCGCTGCCTGGAGATGGGCGCGGAGCGTGGCGCGCCATCGGCGCGAGCTCGACTGGAGCAGCTGCGCCGGGAGGCAGAGGAGCCAGTCGACTAACGCGACGGCCTGAGAAACTTACCCGTTGGGCAGTTCGGGTGCCCCACCCTGACGACCGGGCCGTGGCCAGCGGACAGCAGGCCCCGTGCGATGTCAGCGGACCGCCGGATCAGTCCCCGCCATCCGCGCGGAGGAGGGGCAGGCAGGCGGGGTTGCGGGCAGTCCATCGATCCGCAGTTCCAGTACTGGTCGCAGTGCGGGTGGGGGTCGGCCGGCATGGTCATGCCCCGACGGTCGGCAGGGCCGGCGAGGCGGCGACGTGGGGCGCGCCCGCGAACCGCCTCCCGAGCTTGATACTGGGCCGCTCGACCAGCGAATAGCTGACCACCGCGAAGCAGAACACGGCCCCGAATGACCACGGCAAGGGCAGCAGCTTCGGATTCGGTCCGCCCAGGAACAGCTGCTGCCAGATGTAGAGGCTGTAGGAGAGGCGGCCGATCATGCGCAAGGGAGCGAGTTCTAGAAGCTTTCCGATGGGAGATCCAGGGGCCACCACGATCGCCCCCAGCATGACGACGGGCAGGAAGTGGACTAGGAAGGCAACGTGGTTGACGTGCCTGAACACGAGCGCCACCAGCATCCCGAGCGCCCCTACAGCGATGACGTTCGAGGCCACGGGGCCGATCTCCCACTTCCGCGCCCCGACGACGAACGCCAGGCAGCACCCCCAGAACAGGGCATCGGCGATGAGGTCCGTCCGGTACGGGATCGGGTCTGTTCCCTGCCCCGGCAGAAGCGCCGCGACGAGATGGAACCTGTTGTCCACGATGCGCCAGGCTCCGATGAACAGCGCCGCGACCAAGGCAGCCCTTGCCCCTCTCTTGACCCCGACCCAGGCCAGCAACGCCGGCCAGACAAGGTAGAAGTGTTCCTCGACCGACAGCGACCAGAAGTGGCCCACCCGCCATCCCTCATCGCCCACGCGAAGGTAGTTGATGTAGAGCAACGCCGCGCTCTTGATGTCCGGCAGGCTGCAGGCCAGCAACCCGGCCCGGGCCATCACGTAGACGGTGGCCAGGTAGAGCAGCGCGGGCGGCAGGATGCGAAAGGCCCGTCGCACGTAGAAGTCCCGCAGTGAGATCCCGCCCGTCTTCCGGTGCTCCTCCATCAGCCGAGTCGTGATCAGGTAGCCGCTGATGGCGAAGAAGATCAGCACCCCCGTGTGGCCGAGGCTCGCCAGCAGCGGGTGCCGGAATGGGTCCACGGCGTGCGAGATCATGACCCCCACGATCGAGACCGCCCGGAGCCCGTCCAGCGTCTTGACGTAGTGGCCGGAACCGGGCACCTCGGCCGCCCCTCGGATCGTCACGTCCGCCATGTACGCGGACGGGAACGACCGTCTGACAGGATTCTTCCCGAGCGTCGGTCGATTGTGACGCGACGGTCAAGGATCGACGGTGGACGACGGAAATTCTGTCAGACGCGGGGCGTTGTTGGTGCGTACCCGTCCGATCGGTTAACGCTTAGTTCCGTCTCCGCCGCCTCCCCATCCGCTATCGAAGACTCCTTCTGCCCTGCCGTTACCGCCGATGGCAGACCAGGTCGCTGATCCACCGGGGATGTCCTCCATTGGCACCGGCGCCTGGAACGCAGGGGCGTCGCCGTCCGTTGCTGGGAATTGAACGCGTCCACCGCCACCAGCACCTCCGGCGCCCATGGACTCGACGACCGCTGCAGGGACAACGATGACGCCGTTACCGCCGACGGCCGGGCCGATAGCGGGAGAATCCTTGCTCGCTCCACCGGGACCGAAGGGCATTCCCGCGCCGAAGCCGATGTCGCCCCACTCTGCCCACCTGCGGATCATCTCCTCGGCAATCTCGCGGCGCTCGTCGTCCGTGAAGGCAGGTTCACCGGGGTAGCCCTGGAACGGGACGACGCCGTCCATCCCCTCGTCATACCCCGATGTGATGAGCCATTCACCTGAGGTGCGCGGTCCGATTCCGATCACCCCATTCCCCTTCGCGCGGAACTCGCGGCCGGTGCCCAGGGTGTACTTTCCGTGTTCGCGGTCGTACTTCATCAGTGTCTCCTTCTGTCAGACAGGGAGGTCGGGTTGCGTGCGCCTGGTGGCGATCGTGGTCACGGCTTATCCGATTCGGCGGGCGGAGGTTCCGACGCAGGGAGGGCACGGATGGCGTCCGCCAGTCCCGGAGCGGTCGCAAAATTCTCTCGGCACCAGATGTCGACTTCGGCGGCAGCCCGCTCCCGCATCGATCGTGCCGCTCGCTCGATCACATCATTCGAGTCCGGCGCCCGGGTGGCGGCGTATGCCTCGAAGGCGGTGGCAAGGCGCAGCCACAGCGGCTTGATTGCCAGTGACGCCTTGCCAGAACCGGCCTCATCTTCAAGAAACCGCTTCGCAGCCTCCCTCGCATCCCCGCTCGGCTCGGCCTGGGTGGTCCGGGTGGCGTCTTCAAGCACGGCGCGGCGTCGACACCGCCAGCACGTCCCGTCGCCGCATCCCCCAGCGCGCCAGAATGTGCAGTCTTCTTCTGGCTGGTCCTCCTTGAGAAGTTCGAGCGCACGTTCAAGCAGGGTCATGGCGTCTTCTCCTTCAGAGCGCGGATGCGCTCGGCCATCTCGTTGAGGCACGTGCAGGTCGGACAGTCGCACGCCCCGGATAGCATCTGCGCGGCCTGCTCATACGCAGTTGCCATGGCGTCGGTGGCTACCTGTTTCAGCAGGACAGGGATGTCATCCATGATGTCGCACGTCTCGTCATGCCGGTGAGCGTCGCGGAACGCGTCCCATAGTGCGTCCGTATCGATAGGCATCACTTCCCCTCCTTCCCCGGCTTCCAGTCCTTCGGGAGCCCGCAAGCCTTCAGGACGGCGTTGACGTACTTCTCGCTCGGGGAGAAGTCCCCGGCCTCGGCCTTGGCGACGGCGGACTGACTCTTCCCGATCTTCTTCGCCAGTTCGGCCTGAGACAGCCCGGCGTGTTCCCGGGCGGCCCGCATGCCGCGGGCGATGCTTGCCGTAGCGTAGGCGACGGCGTCGGTCGTGCCGGGCTGAACCCCGGCCAGTTTCTCGTACTCGGCCCGGGGCAAGATCACGTAGTCCCGGTTGTGCAGTCGGAGCGGAGTAGCGGCCATGTCAGACACTGTACACGTCCTTCCTGTTGTCGATGCGGTCGATGGTGACGACGGTCCCGGTGACGTGGAAGACCACCCGGTAGTCGCCCGTGCGAATGCGGTAGGAGCCGGACAGGTTGTGGCGCAGCGGCTTGGCGCCGGAGACCACCGGCCACGCGCGAAGGCGGATGAACACCTTGGCGACGCGGGCCTGAATGCCGACCGGCAGGGAGTCGAAGTCCGCCTTCGCCGAGTCCGTGAGTTCCACCGTCGCCATGAGTAATTTATTACTACTCATTTACGGCGTGGTCAACCGGAAATGTGAATGCCTCCCGCTTTTGGTTTCTGATGCGCGGCGCTATCGAATGGGAGATAGACCGCCCGGCCTGACCTGCGCTTCTAGCCGCGCCCAAGTCTCAAGTCGCTTGAGCATTCCTTTTACCTTGAACGGAAGCCCCCTCGGGTTGCTCCGTCGGTTGTTACATGGCTTGCATGTCACCCGGAGGTTATCCACCGTTGGTTGTCCGCCGTTCTTCTTCTCGACGACATGATCCAGCGTGATCTCATCGGTGGACAAGCTTCTCCGACAAATCCGGCAGGCATGGCCATCTCTCGCAACGACAATTGCCCTGAATTCCTTCGTAGGACGATCTTTGCTGTGCCTATACTTACGGTTACGGCGCTCTTGCCACTTGTACCGGCGCCCCGGCTCGCCATCTTCCGCGTCCGCCACGTTCATGCGCTCCGATTGCGTCCGAATCGCGTGCGCTTTTGCCATGCCATGCACTCTGCGATGGATTCGAACATCGGCTCGATCTGCAGCGGACCGATCCGTACATATCGACGCTCAACCTGCCAGCGCGGATCCGGGCGGCGAAGCATGCCGTAGCCATGGAACACCTGCGACCGGTGCCGCGCGTGGCTCATGCCGCTGCTGGTCTTGCTGACCATAGCCACTAGATCGCGCCCCGCTGCGCAGCCGCCATCCGCGTTCGCTCGAAGTCCGTCTCGTCTCCGCCGTCGTGGCAGAATGCACAGGTTCCGTTACGGCATGGATCTCCGGACAGCACGTCGCTCACGTCGGCGTTGTCGTTGGAGATCTCATGGCGTTGCACCTGTCGCGCGCCCCGCTTCTCGGCTCGGCCAGACGACCGGTCCTTGGCGAACTTACCTTGATGCCATGCGTGGTCTTCGCGCCATGACCATTTCGCCGTGGCGAGTCGCTGGCGGTAGAAGTCTGTGCCGGTCGACATGGGTCACATTTTATCACGCCGCCGCGTCGATTCCCGCCCGCTCCAACTCCACCCGCATCAACGCGTGGGCCTCATGCAGCATCTGGCAAACCCGCGACTCGGTGACCCCGATGGACTCCCCGATTCGGAGCATCGTCCACCCTTCCCGGTAGTACATGGCCAGGACGGCGCGGGTGCGGTCGGGGAGGGTCGAAGCGGCGGCGTCGAGGGCGGCGCACAGTTCAAGCCGGGCGGCCTCGTCGAATGGGTTGGGTGAGTTCTCGTCCGGGGTCCGACGGAAGAAGTCGTCGTCAGCGTCGTCCAGGCCGACTACCGACCAGCCCGATAGCTTCTTCTCGGTCGCGTGGAACTCGTCCAGGGTCATCCCCGTGGCGGCAGCGAGATCCGGCGCTCCTGGCTCGCGTCCGTGCGTGTGAATGAACGCCCGGGTTGCGTCGCGGAGTTGGTTCGAGATCCGCCGCATGTCGCGCGAGAGGCTGTCCTTGTTCCGAATGTCGTCGAGCATCGCGCCCCGGATGCGGTGGCGGGCGAACTTGCGGAAACTGTCGTTGCGCCTGTGGTCGAAGGCCCGGGCGGCTTCGATCAGGCCGATGGCGCCGGCAGATCGTAGGTCGTCCACGTCGATGAACTTGGGCAAGCGTCGGGCCTGTTGGCTGGCCACCTGCTTGACGATCGGCAGTCCCTTAATTACGAGCGCGTCGACCGCGGCCCGTGACGGTCTTCGCGTTCGGGGTGGCATTGGGTCACGCCGCGAGTGGCGCCGCCTCCGCTGACAGGTCGATGAACCCCATGAGTTCGGAGCGCCGCCGGGTGCGCGCGTAGACGCCGTCGCCCTCTGCTGACCCGCCAGGGTTCGTGTTGCCCTCGCACGTGTGGATCGTACCGTCCGCGTCGACTGCTGTGACAAACCCCGTGTGACGGTGGCCACCGACGATGAAGATCGACCCGGCTACCGGGTGAAGCGTCCGCATGTACGGGGGGGCCTTCTCGTCGAGCGTCCAGACGCCGGCCGTCAGGTGGATCGGCACGGGAACGCCGAGCGCGTCGGCGGACCGCTTGACCATGGCGGACACGAAGATCGCGCACCACGGATCCGCCTTGGTCGCGTCGTGGCCGATGTCGCGGCAGTACCCGTCGATCTCCGGTCCCCGGTTCCGCCCATGCTCGCGCACTCCGACCTGAGTCAGAGCCAGTTCGATTGCTTTCGCTGCTAGTTCGTTCACGTTGTCTCCTTCACCAGATCGTTCCTGCTTGACTCGGCGGCCCGGAAGATCCGGGGTCGTGCATGTCTTCCGCCGCTTCGCGCGGCGTATGGTGGCGCAACTTGCGAAGGCTGCGCTCCTCGATCTGGCGGACGCGCTCACGCGTTAGGCCCAAGTTGGCGCCGGTCTCTTCGAGGGTGATCGGGCCCCGGTCCGCCACGTCAAGGGCGCACGTCTCGCGCAACTCCCACGGTTCGAGATGCGGGTGGTTCAGCTTCAGCGAGCCGTCGTCCGTCACGTCCAAGTACAGGTGATGCGAACAAGACACGTAGGCACATGGCCGCGGCCCATCCTTGCAGTCACCGCGCGTCTTCGGCCTCTCGTCATCGTCGACAACCACCAGCGCCGCCGCGCGCTTTTCCTTCTTCGACAGCGGACGGTCGCCCCAGATCGTCCGGCTCTGTCGGTGGAACGCGGCGCCATCGTCGGCCTTCTGGTTGCGCACCGTCTCCAGGCACGGGACGACGTCGGGAACCACATGGACCGCCGGGTGATGCTTGCGGCTCGTCGAGCGGTGGCCCTTCTCCCCGCACGTCCCGCAGTTGGGAACCTTGCGGCGGCGTCCGTCGTTCAGGTGGGCATACTTGGTGGCTTCTTCGGTGGTCATGGTGGGGTCCGAGCGGTTGGCGTGTCGAGCGGCGTTGAAGGCGATGAGTCCGCGGCTCATCCGACACCGCCGGGCGGGTGGCTGTCCCGCACGATCAGGTAGACGAGCGTGACGAGGAAGATGATGTCGACCGGCCTCATGGCTTGGCCTCCCCGGTAGCGGCGAGATGGTCAGCCAACGCCATCGCGCACGGCGTGCAGATGCGCGGGAGCGGAGCGCGCAGCCGGGCCATGGCCGACGTGACGGCTTGAGACTCGGCCGCGGCCACTCCTGCCACCTGCGCCGCCCGTTGCGCGACGATGGACTTGGCGGCCAACCGAAGGAAGATCGCGAACCCGATGTCAACCGCAACCTTCGCGACTGCGGCACTCAAGATCAGCGGCGGGCAAGCGAACCCCAGGTGCTCCGCTACGGTCAGTGCGTCGTCGGCGATCTGTTGGATCGTCTCAGCGTCGCTCACTTGGCGGCCTCCGGGATAGGCGGCGGCGTCCGTCGGTCGCCCTTCCGTCGGTCGGGGAAGTACCGGACTAGCATCCGCCCCGGCATGGTCAGGTCGCCGGTCACCTGGCACCAGCGCCATAGCGATGGGTCCGCGGTCCCCTTGCAGATCACGGGCACCTGCCATGCCTCGGCATAGGAACCAGGGGGCGCCTTATCGTCGGCGTAGACACGGAACAGGTCTCCGCAGTCGGCGCAGCGACGGCCAACGGCGGGGGTCTTCTCCTCCGTGAATTCCATCTCGACGGCGTTCTCCGTCGCGTCGTCTTGCTCTGTCACTTGCCTGCGTTCTCTTCCTTCGCCTTCGTCTCTGCCTTGGCCACCTCGGCCGCCTCGCGTTCAGCTTCATCTCGGGCCTCGCGCTCCATGTCGACGGCCTCGACACGAAGCAGACCGGTGATGTGGGGCAGCATCGAGAACGACTCGTCTAGCCGGGCGGCGAGTTCTCGGCGCGCAGTCGCTCCACGAACGCCAGAAGCCCCGCGTGAGAAGTAGAGAGCATCGAAGAAAGCCGAGAAATGGTCTCTGATTCCTTCAAGGACCCGCTCCGTCTCCCGGTAGCCACGGCGTACTGACGAACGGCGGGAACCGCCACCCCCGGACCAGCCCCCCCCGCTCCCGTTCGCGCGCTTGTCCAGTTTCTCATCCGTCATTCCTCATCGTTTCCGCCCGGCGGTCCTCGATGGGCACGGGCTATGTGGTTGGGTTACTGTCACGGGAGATCCTTCTGGGCGGGACGCATCTTGCGGAGCGCGCGCTTGATGTCCTGGACGGACGTCGCCAGGGCATGGCGCTCGTCCTGTGCGGCCTTGAGCTCTGCCTTGATCTCGGCCTTGTCCTTCGCCCGCTGCCTGTCGGACGTCTTGATCGATTCGACGATCGGCGCGTTGGCTGCCGCTATGTCGGCCTTCTTCGCGATGTCCGCCTGCTTGAGGAGCCACCGGCCGCCGCCGAGCGCGTACCCGCCGATCGCAACGAGGGCCCCGATCAGGGTCGCGACTTCCTTGACCGTCTTCGTCAGCGGCCGGCGAAGGGGATTTTTCGCGCGCAGGTCCGGGACTCCCGGCTCATCGTCTTCGACGACGGCGGGAATCGATCGGAACGGCCGTGAGCGGTCGGACGGGCGCATGGGGTTACGGCTTGACCGCTTCCTTGTCGTCGGCGATTTGAGTGGCCTGCACGGCGATCTGCTCGCGGACGGCGTCGGCGTTCTTCAGCAGGGTTTGCCCTGGAAGCAGGCCAGCGCCGTTGATGCCCAGCAAGATCCCGAGATTCCCGAGGCCCGTCAGCACGTCGTCGGTGGTCATCCCGAACGGCATGTGGAGCCCCTTGGCTGCCTTGAAAAACCACATGGCGACTGCCATGCAGAGGGCCAGGATCGTCAGCGCCTTGGTGGTCAGGTGAAACGGAGGTGTCATCACAGTCCTTTCGTTGTTCAGGCCCGCAGTCCACGCCGGAAGGACCGGCTCGTAGCGTTGGCAACCTTCGTCCCCCGGCGGGCGGCCTTGGCTTCCTGGCTGCCCCAGACGTCAGAGACGGAGCCATCGGGCGCCAAGATGATTTGGTAGCCACCGGGGGACGACTCCAGCGCCTGGGAGACGGTTCCCATCTGGTCGAAGGGGCCGCGGCCGGTCGGCTGGAACCACGACGGCAGAACAAAGTTCGAGACCACGACGTACCGTTCGGCGCCCATGACCGTCACCAACTTCGCGTAGGTGTCGATCTCGACCGGATCGCACACCTCCAGGGCGGTCTCCCTGCCGTCGCCGAGCGGCACCCACTTGTCCGCGTTGGGGTCCGCCGTCATCTCGCACGCCTCGTGGCTCATGGTCACGGAGGTCTGCTGGCCGTTGGCCAGGATGATCGACCGGGGGACGCCAACGAAGTCGTGGTACCCGGCGGCGCCCTCCTGGTCGATCGTGTCCTGGATGATGAGCAGGCGGGCGATGCCCGACGCCACGGGGAGGTTTGCCGTCGAGGAGAAGAACGTGACCGGCGTGTAGGTCAGCCCATGCCACGCGGGGATGAAATCCTCGCGCAACTGGGCATCGACGCCGGCCGCGAAGAAGGCGACATCGGCGTCGTCGAGTTTCGACCGGTTGATGACGGCGACGACGGCCATCAGGTGGCCTCGCCGTTGCTGATGAACCCGTGCCAGTGTCCGTGCGCGCTCACGTCAACCGACGGTGAAAGCGACAGCGTCTCGAACGTCTCGCCGGTTCGCTGCCACAGCAGCCCGTCATCCGATGGCAGCCCGCCGTCGATCGGGTTCTTGAAAAACACGCACAGGCGGGTGGTCCGGCAGTGAGGACAGTCGAACGAGACCGCCATCCCCTCGCGGTGCTCATTGTGGACGCTCTGGCCGCCGACGACGATATCGGCGTCGATCGCCCACTTCGGGCGCAGATCGATCAGTCTCACGGCGCGGGGTGCTCCGACAGCCACTGCGCCGCCCGGTCGTGCCGCCGCTGGGTCAGCTTCGCCGCGTCCTCGTCCATCATTGAGCGGGCCGCGAGCTGCGCGTCGGTCCGCCCCAGGACTTCGCCCACGGCGCACTTGATGGCCGGCCAGGTGTCGGCCTTCAGGCGGTCGTATTGCGTGTTCCCGAGGGCCTTCAGCGCGGCCTGCCAGTCGGTCGACGTCTCCAGGGCAGACGCGACGTCGTCGACCAGATGCGTGGCCTCGTCTCGCAGGACGGGCGCCCCGCAGTCGGCGGCAATCTGGGCGGGAACGGAGGCGGCCGGGCCGGGGGTGCCAGTGGTGGCACAGGAAGTCCCGCAAACGACAACCGCGACCAGCGCGGCGCAAGCGATCAGACTACGGACCGAAGAAACAGAGCGTCCTGAAAACATGACGACCTCGCACGAACAGACGTTCGAGCTTGGCCATGTTGAACGCTTGGGCCTGGACCGCTTGGCTCACCTGAATTTGAGCATGTTCCGGAAATAGTGTCAACGACTTACCGGCCGCAAACCAGGCGGAAACGCTCTTTAATCCGCCCTGACTATGGTACTGGGCATGTCGCCCGAGGGGAGAGCAACCATGCAGACCGACACCGACACACAGCATCCCATCGCGGGGAACGACGAGAACTTCTCGGAAGATGACCTATCCGAAATGGCCGACTACCTAGAACGCAGGGGACCGTCAGGTCCCGGCGCCATGCAATAGGCGACCGGTCCGGTCACCGCATACGGAACAGGCTCTTGTACATGGTTCCCGCCGTCGGGTACTGCTCATTGGACAGCGTACCGTTGAAGCTAGAAGCCGAATTCCAGTAGGTCTGGTACTTCACGTGGTGGGCCGCGAACCATTGCCGGGCTAGGTCGATGTACGGCGCGGCTAGATCGGATTGGATCCCCCACTCGGGGTAGGCCGTAGGCTTGCCTCGTTGCGCGGCGAAGGTCTGATGCCAGCCGAGCCCCCAGCTACCGGTGACCTTGTTCTTCCAAGCTACGATCGGGTCAGTACCGTCGAAAGCCGTCTGCCAGTAGACGTCCATGCCGATGATGTCGACGACGTCGTCCCCCGGGTATGCGGTCGAGGGGTCCCAGGATCCACCACAGTTGACGTTCCACTCGAATACGAAGCGGTTTGACACCGATCGGAAGACCGACACGAACCGGCGGAAGGCTGCGATGTACGCGGCCTCGTGTCCTTGTGCAGCCCATGGGAACCAGTTGCCGTTGAGTTCCCAGCCGGTGCGGATGTAGATTTGCGCGTCCTGCGGACGAAACGCGGCCAACGCCGTAGCCGCTACGAGGTAGTGGCCATCGAAGAGGCCGGCCGCTGCGTCGTCTAGCGTGGCACCCGTGACGATCAGAGGTATCGTCCAGAACACCGGTCGGTCCAGGCCCTTCCAGATGTTGATCGCGAACGGGATCGACCCTTCGAAATCAGCCCAGTCGGTCTGGCCAGTGAACCCAAGGATACCGTCAACGTTCCTTCCCAGCCACGTCTCGAACTGCTGGACAGCAGACGTGGAGTTACCGGCGAAGACGCCTAGTTTTGGTGTTTGGGGTGAAGCAGTTATCGCCAGTCAATCACAGATGACTGTCACCTGACCGCCGCCGCCCGTGCCTCCGTTACCGCCGCGCGTTCCGGTCTGAGTAGCGCCCCCGCCGCCCGCGCCGCCTCCTGGAAACTGGCCATTCGCGCCGTCACCGCCGGACGTAGTCGTCTTTCCGCCGCCGCCTCCGCCACCCCCGCCTGACATCGTTCCATCACCGAGGGCGGTCGCGCTGTTGGCCGATCCGGCCGAAGCGGTACCACGTGAGCCCGCCGCCATGCCGCCTGCGGCGCCGCTTCCTACCGCGTTAGCAGACGTGATGCCACCACCGCTGCCGCCGCCGCCACACCCGAAGTTCCCGACGCCTCCGGCGTTGCCCGCACCGCCTGCTCCGCCAGTTCCACCTCCGCCAGCGCCCCCGCCGTAGATTGAAGCGTTCGCTCCAGCTCCGCCAGCACCACCCGCGCCGCCGCCGAACGATCCTGCGGTTCCAGCGCCGCCCGATGAGTTGCCGCCATTGCCACCGATCCCGGCTCCGCCACCGCCGCCGGCCCCGCTGCTCGCCAGGCCGCCGAATCCGGCACCGCCCGAGTACGCCTGCACGTAGGTCAGCGACGCCGGGTTGTCGAACGTCACCGCAGCTGCTCCAGCGCCGGTAGCCCCCGGGCCGCTCACCGTTGCCCCGGCCCCGCCCGCGGGAGCCGTTGGCACAACCACGGCAGCCGTCGATGGCATGAGCGAAAACGGGAACGTCACATCGGACTGACCGCCTCCTCCTCCTCCTCCTCCTCCGCTCGCCGCGGTCGACGTCGCCACGATGGGACCGCCGCCGCCAGGGCCACCGCATCCGGTGACGATGACGCGACAAGATCCGTAGTTTCCGGTAGGCCTTATCCACGTGCCATTGGCAGTGAAGGTCTGGACGTCGGCCCCGGCCCCGGATGTTCTCCCGGTACCTCCGTTAGCGACGGGAAGGGTCCCAGATGCCGAACTGACGTTGGCGGTCGCGCCGAGTCCTTTGATCAGAGATGCCATATTCCGTTACTCCATGTCGACGTCGAGCTTGTAGCTTCCGGTTCCAGACACCCATGTCGCGGTCCAGCGCAGAGCCGCAGCGCGCAGCGGATCAATCACCATGGATCCCGTGCCAGCGGATCCATTCGGCTTCCCGCCCTTTGGTGTCGCCGTAGCGTCTGTGGTCAACCACGCCACGATGGCGGCGTCAGTTACCGGATCCCACGTAGCCTGCGTCGGGTTGCGCCGGTCATAGTCGTTTGAGATCTCGAGCGCGAGCGTCGCAACAAGCGTGTGCGTGGCATCCTGGTTGTAGGACTCCACGGCGCTGAACGAGTGTCGGCCTTGGAATGGGATGATCACCTGGGCAACGGTGTTGCCAGATGCGAGCGTGGCGTTGAGGGCGTTCTTCCATTGGATCGATTGCTGGAATGCCATGGGTCTGTCCTATTTCCTCGCCTGCTGGCGAATTGCGGTGTCTCGGCGGTCCTGTGGCGTTGGGATGGCGTCGGGGGGAGACGCCAGGCCAGGGCTGGCGCGGTTCTCCTTTGGCCGTCCGATCTCGTCGGTGGCGTTGATGGTGCTCGCGTACATCTCCGTCGCGGGCTTCTGGAACAGGATTCCAAGTACCGACTGTGCCCAGAGCGCGAACGGCGGCTGGGCCACGATCATGTCCTTGACGGCCGCATTCACGACAGCGGCGTACACCTCCGGATAGACTGCGGAGACAGCCTGTACCTCGTCGTCGTTTAGGCGCCCGCACGTCAGCAAGTCCCGGAACCTGGTCACCGGGTCCATCAGCACGGCAACCAACCTGTCCAGGTCTGACTGCTCCATGGGGGACAGGGGGAGAGCCTGGCCCCACTCGTCGAAGGTGAGCTTGGGACCGTTCTGGCGGACGTAGGTAACGAACGCAGGCACCTTTCCGGTCTTCTGCTCCAGCAGGTTCGCCCTGGCGTTGAACGACACGAGATCGATCGTCTCGGGGTCGTCCGGCGGCTTACGCGGGGGCATCTTGAGCCATGACCTTTCCATCAGTCACCGAAGATGGTCTGCTTCGCCTTCGCCCGAAGAGTGGCCAGGTCGATTGCGGGCTGAGCCACGGCGCCAGCGACACCGTTTCCGATCGCACTCCCGCCCGCGGCCTGGATCGGGGCGCTTCCAGCGACGGCCGTAGCTGCGTCACCGATCGCGTGCTTTACCTTGCCGATGGTAGACGCCTTGAACCCCTGGCCCTGTAGGTCTTCCGGGCGGTAGCGTCCCTTGCGCGCGTTCGTCTCGGCGATGTCGCGGATCGTCGACAGACCCGTGATGGCACGGTTGTTGTCGGCGACCTGCTTGGCCGCGTCTTCCCCCAGCGTGTCCGCGACGTGCTTTGTCAGGACGTCGCGGGCGGCGATCCTGGCGCCTTGCTTGGCCTGCTCGGTCGTGGTCTCGGCGGATGGCATCGTGTTCGGCCCGAGGTAGTCGGTGATCCAGTCGCGCACCTCGCGCGCCGGTATCCGCGAACGTCCACCGGCCAGCTCGTCCAGAGCCTTGCCGAACTTGGCGATCGCTGGGCCATGATCGCGACCCGGGACGCCGCTCTTGGAGATGGCGTCCTTGATGGCATCGGTGGCCACGCCACCGCCGGCAGCACCGTTCTCAATCGCCGCCTGCGCCTGGGCGCGCAGGGAGGCCGCCTGTTCCTTGGCGGCATCGATGGCGGCCTGAGTCTCCGCCAGTTCAATCTCTCGCTTGGACGCGTTCATAGCCGCCCTGGCGTTGAGATCGGGGTTGACGTACTTGTCGGCGTTCTTGCTGTGCCGTTCGATGGCCTTCTGAATCGCCGGGATGGTTCCGGCCTTCTTCTCGGCCTCGTGCTCGGCCTCTTCGGCGAGGGACTGAAGGCGGGCCGCTTCCGCCTGGGCAGACTTCTCCGCAGCCTTGGCAGATACTTCCGTCGCCCCGTCGTAAATGCTGGTATTTCCAGCGCTGCGACCGGCGATCGCCGTCTCGGCGGTGCGGATCGTTTCCTTGGGCTGGCCCACGGTCGACTTGACCTCGGGGTGCTCCTTCAGCGCATAGAGGACCGAGTCCTGGACGGCATCGGCCTCCTTCTGGGCGCCCTCCCCTCCTCGGCCAACGATCTTCCGCATGGTCGCGTCAGTCTGGCGCTCCGGGGCATCGTTGATGTACTTCGTCAGCTTGTAGCCGGCGGCCCCGGCCATGCCGCCGATTCCGGCGCCCTTGACGACATCACCAGCGAACTGCGTCGAGTCGATGTCCGCGTCGCTGTTGCCTGCTCCAGATGCAGCCCCGAATCCGGCCCCGAGGGCCGTGGCTCGGCCGAGGGTCGACGGCACGGGGATCATGGCCCCCAGTAGCGCCCCGCCCGCCAGGTCGCCAGCGATCGAAGCCCCGCGGTGCTGTGCCGATCCGGCCTCTCTCCGCGCGCGCATGTTGTCTCGGATCGCCGTGTATGACGACGGCGTTCCAGTCACCATGTCGTAGGCTCGCTGCGTAGCCGCCCCCGCCTCGTCTCCGAAACCAAGGCCGGCGCTGTTGGCGAACTGGGACAGGAATGTCTCGCCAGGCCCGACGCTCTTACCCACCGCCGCCTTGTCGGCCGCCAGCTTCGCCGTGATGTCCTTCGCCGACATGCCAGGCGGGTACTGCTTCGCCAGCAGGTCGCGTACCCGCTGGTCAGGGTCGTTTCCATTCGGACCGTCGTGGAAGTCCTGGATCGCGGCGTGGGTCTGCGGCGAGGCACCGGCCAGGAACTTGGACACCATGTCGCCACCGGGGGCCGCTGCTGCAGCGGCGGGCGCAGCAGGAACGGACGTTGGCACGTCAGGCGCAGCGATAGGAGCGCGGCTCGTCTCGGACAGCGCCTCACGATAGGCCGCCAGCAGTTCAGGGCTGATCGGATCGGCCATTAGTCGAAGTCCTCCTGGGTCAAGCCGAGTTCCTTCAAAACGTTCGGCGGCGGCATGAAATGCTCCTTCTTCGCCTGCTCGATGAACTTGATCTTTGCCGGCGTCAGTGTCCGGGGAATGTCAGGCGTCGCGGAAGCTGCCGGCGCCTTCATCGGCTGCATCGTGGCGGGGGCGTGATTCCCTGCCTTGCCCTGGAACGTCTTGGTAGTGGGCGTCGCCTTGGTTGCCGGTGGCAACTCTTCGGCGCCCGCATCTTCCTCGAGCGGCCGGCTTGCGTTCGCCGCGTTAGGGTCATCTGGGTTCACTGCCTGCGGGACCGCCGATGGAGTCAGGTTGCGGACGGAGTTGCCGCTGACGGCGCCAGGCTTGGCCAGAAACGACGGAGCCGGCTCGCCTGCGGCAGCAGCGTCGGCCCGTGAGCCAATGCGGTTCGGATCAATGATCGCACGGTAGTCCTGTCCGGCCTGGATCAGGTGCTTGAGTCGTTCGTTCACCACGTCCTGGGACGTGCCAGGCTTCGGCCGATTCGTGCCCTTCCACTGCTCTGACACCTCGACGCCGGTAGACGGCTGCATCTCTGACCCATGCTGAAGCATGGTGTCGATTGCCTGCATCGCTCTCGCCTGGTCGTCCGTCAGACCGTCGTATTTCCCCTTGGGGACGAACTCTGCTGCTCGTCCTGCGACGACGCCAACGACGCCAGTGATGCCATGCGCCTGATCCGCCGCATGCAGCGCCGTCTCGTTGCGCTGTACCCTGTCAAGGACCTCCGGAGTGATGACGTCAGGACCGAGCTTCTTCAGTTCTTCGGCTGCCTTATTGTACTCCTCGATATTTGCAGCGATGCGCTCGCGGCGTAGGCTTGCCAGGCTGTCCTTTGGCGCCTTGTCCTGCCCAGAGCGCGTAGTCGTCGTATCGGCCTCTTGCTGCGCCGATGTCGTGTGCGTCTGGGTCAGCCCGGCGACCGTGCGGTCGACTGACTCCTGGTAGTTCTTCTGGGCGTCCAGGTAGGCCTGATGATTGTCGATGGCGTCCTGGGCAAGCCCCTGGGATCCAAGGTTGGCCTTCGCGATCGCGGCGATTCTCTTGAATGCCGTGGCCCCGCGAGCATCCACGTCGGCAAGCAGAAGTTTCCGCGCCTGAATAGCGTCGTCGACGCCGGCCTTCGCCATGGCCACGCGGTCTGACATCTCCTTGATGTTCTGCCGCTGGCGGTCTAGGTCGTTCTTGATGATTTCGCCGACGGTATCTGGTGCCTGGCCACCGCCGCCGAGGCGGGCGTTCGCTTGTGCAGACGCCGCGCTTCCGAGTGCACCCAGGGCGAGTCCTAGCCCCATCAGCGCTTGCCTGCCGGTCGTCTTATCCCCGAACAGAGACGGCAGAGGCATCGACTCGTACCGCTGCACGGCGTCCCGCAGGTGCGCCGCGTGGGCGTCGATGTTCGCTAGCGCCTTGTCGTCAACGCCTAGGTACGCCTGCTCTTGGCGAGCAGTCTCGGCGGCAACCTTCTCGCGTGCGAGTTGTTCCAGGTAGTGGGTAGCCTGGCTCTGCTCCATGGTCTCGTCGGCGATCTTCTTCGCGCCTTCGAGCAGGTCCTTGTGACCCTTCAGTGCGTCGATCTGCTCGGGAGCCAGTGCTGGCTTCGACGTTGTCGAGGTGATGTCAGGCCCGTCCTTGTGGCGGACCTCAAGTTCGGGAAACATCGGATTCCCAGGCGCGACCACGCCGGGTACCATGGGCGCTCCAGCGACCGTTGGTTGCACGGGCGCGGCGGCATGCTGTTCCAGGAGGTCGGTATCGTCGTCTTGGTTGGTTGCCATCAGATCCTCATTCCAAGATCGGAGATCCGTTAGCGCCGATCTGTGTTGGCACGGCGCCACCGGCCACGGCACCTCCACCAGCTCCGCCAGCAGCCGCCGTTCCTAGCGACGCGATCAGCTTCCCGTAGAACGCCTGCTGACTAGAGTCGAAGTTCGCCTGCGTCTGGGCGTTCGTCGTCGTCACGCCGAGTTGTGCAAGCAGAAGCTTGATCTGGTCGTCGGTGAACCCCTGGCGGCGGGCGTCGTTGATGACCTGCTGCTGTAGATCTGCGCTCTGATTCAGCTGGTCGACCTTGAGGGATGTACCTGCGTTGAACTGGTCCGCCTGGGCCTTAAGGTTCGCGTTGTCGACCAGGGTGTTGTGGAGCATCACCTGGTTGTCTTCCGCGGCCTTGAGCGATGCGTTCAGGTTCGCGATCTGCGACTGCAGGTCGGCGGCCTGGTTGTCCTCTCCGGCCTTCATCGCGAGATCGGCGTTCTTCTTCAGGACGTCGAGTTGTGCGTTCAGGTTCGCGATGTTCGTGTTCGTGGCGTCTAGCGCGTTCTGCGTCGCTACTTGCGTCGTGGCCGTAAGGTTCGCGACCTTGGCTTGCATGTCCGCTGCCTGGTTCGCGTTGTTCGTCGACACGGCCGCCTGAAGGTTCGCCAGCGCCGTCTGCGTCTGCGCGTTCAGGTTAGCGATCGACGTCTGAAGCTTCGTCGACTGGTTCGACTTCGCCGCATCCAGCATGTTCGAAGCGTTCGCTTCCGCGACGCTGACATCGGCGCTGAGCTGCTGGCCCGCCTGCGTGATGTCGTTCTGATTGAGCTGGCCGGCCATGCTGCCGTACTGCTGGCGAGCAGTCGCCATCTCAGTTGCCCGAAGCGCCGCCATGTCGGCGGCCGACTTCGCGATGGCGTCAGACGCCGAGATCGCGCCAGTGCGCAGGGCGAGCCCCGGGTTACGTCCCTGAAGAGACGCCGCCAGTCCGTAGGCAGTGCCGACGTTCTCGTCGATGCCCCTCTGTAGCAACGCCTCGGCAGCGCTCGGGGCGTTCCCTTCGGCCGCTCCCTGTGACAATGCCAGTGCCTGCAAGAATTGCTGGCGGCTGGCATCCGAGTTCGTGGTATCGAGCTTGATCCGGTCGATGTTCTGGGCGGCGATGTCGCCTGGCGCGGTCATGCTCCCAGCGGTAGCCGTCGGGGCCGTGTTGTAGATGGCTGAGATCGGCGTGGGCGCGGCGATGACCGGGGCTGAGATCGCACCCGGTCCCGTGATGACCGGGGCCGTCACCTGCCCGGCTGATACCGTCCCGGCCTGGATGAGAGGCGCGTTGGCAACCGTCGGGGCCGTGACATTCAGCGCCGGGTTTGTACTTCCGTCGTAAGCCTGCTGGGCTTGCTGGGCCGCCTGGGTCGCGGCGTCTAAGGCGGCCTTCGCAGCCTTGACCGTCGGATTGGTCATGACAGAAACCGACGACGCGATAGACCCGCCGATCCCGCCTCCGTTCGCTGACTGAGCTGCAGCCTGTGCGTCCGCTACCGCCTTGTCGTAGGCGGCCTGTGCGCCCTGCTGCTGCTGCTGGGACTGCGTCAGCGCGGTCTTCGCCGCCGGGTCTTTGCCCACGGTCGGCGTTGCCGACGGCCCATTCGCCGCCTGCTGCTGGGCCAACTGCGTATTGAAATCCTGCGTCGCCTTGTAGGCGTCGGTCTTCGTCAGGTCGGTCGGCGCCTTCGGATCGAAGGTCTTCTGGATTACCGGACCGACAACCGGGATCGACTCAACGACATTCGAAACGCTGCCACTGGACCCGCCGAGGGCGTCGGTGAATGCCTTCTGAGCATCGCCACCCGAGCTAGCTGCCTGGGTCGCGGCGTCAATCGCCTTCTGACGCGCTTCAGGATCGAAGAATCCGCCCAAGCTGACCTCGCACGAACGAACGTTCGAGCTGTGGCCAGGACAACGCTTGGGCCGATTCCGCTTGGCTCACGAAAATGAGAGCACGGAACCCGCTGAAAGTCAATCCGTAAGCCTTGTTGCGGGCGCTACATCGCTGGGCGAACGTTCAGGATTGGCATCCGGGTCGCCTTGTCGCACCATGTACGCATGCTGAAGACGACGGCTTGGGTGGCGGGGGTCATGATCTTGTTCGGGGCGGCGCTGACGACGGTGAGCAATCAGGGGGACGTCCACGCCTCCGGCTCTGTGTTGGCGCCCGTGGCGCCATCGGCGACCGTGGATGATGACCCGCTGGTCGGTCGCTGGCTCGAGGATCCGTCAGAGGCCGACCCCTCGGGACGCGACTTCCTTACCCTGCGGGCCGACGGTACGTTCTCGGTCTTCATCGCACAGGTTGACGCTAGGCACTCGCGGCCTACGGAGAAGATCGCCGGATCAGGTAGGTACTCGGCAGCCACCGGACACGACATCGTCCTGCGGTTCGACAGCAAGCCAGAAACCGCTTCTCTCGTCTACGTGCTAAACGGCGATACCATGTGGACCCGCACGGCTCGCGGGTTCAAAGACACCTTCGTTCGCCAGCGCTGATCGCGTCGATCACATCCCAGCGGCGGCCAGGGCGTCGTTCGCGACGTCCAGCAAGCCGCGAGGATGGTTCCAGGTAGTTCCCCACTCGGGCCGGGAATGCGTCTCGTCAGGATCGCCGTCCAGGCCAAGCTTGAAGTGGAGCATCTCATGGGCGAGGTATCCGGTCCCCGACAGGGAAGAACGATCGTCGCGGGCCACGATGATCACTCCGTCCAGGTGCTCTCCGCCGACGCAGGTATGTCCGTCGCGGGCGATGAAGCCGCCGTCGTTGCAGTTCAGGGCCGCCCCGCCGTACCAGTAGACCTCGAGATACGACATCTCCGAAGCCGGGATCTGATAGGTCGACGCGATCAGTCCCTCGGCGCGGCTCGCATCGGCCGGGGCGTCGACCATCTTGTCCGCCTCGGGGACGAGCTTGATGTCTCCGCAGCCGGCCGCAAGTGCAGCCATGAACACCAGTCCGAACGCCGCCAACTTCATACAGCAATGGTGCACCTGCGAGCGATCGCGGCGCAAGCAGATTCAGCGGTCGCCCAACCGGCCGACATCGACCGTCATGACGCGTTGCCTACTGCCAGCTTCCGCCGCCGGCTACGGACCGCTTCTGGGCTCTCGGCTGTCGTACTCCGATCTCTGCCCCCCATTTGGCAAGTCGCGTCGTGATGTCGGACGGTGGCAGGGTGATCTGGAGTGAGAACGTTGAGCAGTTCTGAAATTGAGGCCGCGCCTCTGCCTGGATAACCAGCGTAGCCCCGGAGATGGGCGACGACGGACTGAGCGACTGGACGGGCGTGTCGGAGTTGTCCTCGTAGATTTGCATCGTGGGAGTGACGTTTCCGCCTCCCGACGTTCGCTCTCCGAGGACTAGGCCACGGTACAGCCGAATCTGCCCGAAGTCCGTCGGCCGCACCCACGCGCTTCGGATGATGCCGTTGTAGGGCGTTCCGTTGTCGGTGTTGACCGTCTCGTCGCCTTCGCGCCAGACCGTCCCGTCGGTCTTGAACATGACCATCTTGTCATTGATGAGCAGGCACCGGCGCATCCCGGAAAGCCCGGTCCAGCGGGTCCAGGTGTTGTACTTCAGGTCGTAGACCAGGATGTAGTTCGTGGTGACGAACCTGACCTCGTTCTGCTTGGGCGCGAAGAGGCCGTCGTACACGCGCTCGGGAGCCTGGATGAGTGGCTGGTTGAACCACTTGTCGACGCCGGAACCGATGTACGCGAGGTTGCCGCCGCGGTCGATGGAGTAGATGCCTCGGTCGCTCACGAAGAATACTTTGTCACCTGAGACTACGATCGGAGATCCAGGAATCGCCCCTACGCCAGTGGCGACCTGCTGGTACGTGTGTGACTGACCGCTGCCCGCGTCCGTGAGTCCATCGCCGACGATGAAGTAGATCGCCGTGCGCTTGAAGGCTACGCCGTTGCCGTCTAGGCCGACGATCCCAGTGATGTCACCGTAGTTATCGTCGATGTCGACTACACCTTCTTCGACAAACTCAGGCTGCCGACCGGAACGAAGATTCTTCGATGGCCACACCTCCGTTCGATAGTCGGCATTTACTCCCCATAGGCGGTCGCCGAAGGTAGCCATATGGGAGAACCGTGGCGTGATGGCCGTCGACAACTCACCAGTTGTATACAGAACCTCGCTACTGACGATGCTGGCGTCCGACGCCGTGTCCGTGATGTTCGGCTGGAAAGAGTCCGATGCGCTGCTATCCACAGTTGCCACTAGCCGATAGACCGTTCCGAGGTTGGCAGTACGGTAGCGCTTCAAGCGGAACCGCTGCTGCGCGCTGCCGCCGAAGGTTCCGTTTAGGCCGAGCGACTCCACGTCGCTGAAGTTCACGGACTGCTGGCCGCCCGTCAGGGTAATTGTGAACGGAACACTAGGCGGGCTTCGCCACACATTACCGTCGCTATCCAGGACCTCCCAGACGTCAACGTAGTTGTACGTCCCGAGCAGAGTCAGTGACCCGGCGCCTCCGCCTGCACCAACCGGCTGCGGTGGCGGCACAGGGGTGCCGATCGGAGACAACTTGCCTTCATCCAGGAAGCACGCGTCAGGTCCAGGGATGAACGCGGTTTGCTTGTACTGAACTGAGAACCCGCGGTTGACGTCAGTACCGATGTCAGCACTTCCCAGGATCTGCTGCGTGAAGACGTCAAGCGAGTATTGCCGCTTGGCGGTTCCCGCCGTCAGCGCGTACGACGCCAGCACGGGCAGTGCAAACTTCGACACGTCAGAGCCGGCGCCGCTTCTCTGAAAGAGAGCAGACTGAGTGGTCGCCGACCCTAGCATGTAGGCCTGGGCCTGGAGAGGCGCAATCCGTCCGTTTCTCCACACGACGTTCGTCAGACCGGACATGGTCGCCGATGCCATCTGCCACGAGTCCTGCGGATCACTAGCCGTCTTGCTGTGATACCCGAGCAAGAACTGAAACGAGGTTCCGTCGGCGGACCACGCCTCGCCATCCAGGGAGATGGTCACGTTCAGGGACCCTCCGTTGATAACGGCAGCGTCCGTTACGATGCCTCCGATCAGTCGCGCGATGCGCAGAGACTTGAAGGCGCTGGCGTCGCAGTAGACCGCTGACCAGTTCGCACCAGACGACCATCCGACTCCGGTGATAGCCGTCGCGGCTACCGTGCTACTGACGAGCGAGTTTGTCGAGATCGCCCCAGCTGACGTCACGCGGAGAACCCGTACGGTCGGTCCGGTAGTATCAGAGACCCCGACGAACCGGATACCGCTGTTCGAGTAGTCCTGAAACAGCGAAAGCGCGCTGTTACCTACGATCGCCGCCAGCGATACATCTGTTGCCAGTGCGCCCGTCGCTGGATTGTGCTCCATGAAACGGACAGCGTCGCCAGCCGCCAGTCGCGCTACGACCGTAATCGTCGCCGACGATCCATCCCAGAGCGCTGCCATGAATGGTGCGGTTGTGTGCAGGCCGGTCTTGATGGTTCCGCTGGTAACTGCTCCCGTAGACGCGTTCACCACGTAAGCGACCAGGTTTCCGGACGAGTCAGCTACGTACGCGACCAGCCTGCTGGCCGTCGCGGCGCACCGGGCGCGGATGTACGTTCCCGCAGGCAATGACATCTTCGTGTGCGTCTTGCCCTGCGAATCGAAAACGGCGATCGATGGAGCGACGCTGTCAAGGTTTGCGATGATGTACAGGTTCCCATACTGCGCGAATCCGAACACCGGGTTATCGCTGGCCACCACAGGAACGCGGGAAATGTCGTAGTTGGTCTGAAGTCCAGACGGGATGAGTCCGTTAGTCCAGCGGTTCGACGTAAGAGACGGCTGGTACGTGCCGAGAGTGGAGTTGAGGGCGAACATGCCGGCGTCTCCGATCTTTCCGATCGTCGGAGCGATCCCGTTCGGGAGAGTGTCCTGATCGCTGACGGTCGTTCCGTTACGCGACCTCCACTCTCCGCGCCTCTCTTGAATTGCGTTGTCGAGAGTTAGGTGCGATCCAGGTACAACTGTTAATGGACCACTGTCGGTGTCAAGTCCTCCGGTAAGATCCCATGAAATAGGAGTTGGACTTAGCGGCATGTGACACCAGATCCGTAAGTAAGACCGATATCAGCGCGACTTGCGATCGACTTGTACACTGCTTCCAGGTTGGATGCCTCTAGGTATTCTATGGCAGCCCTGAGACTTGCGACAGAGTCCTTCAGGTGACCGATGCCTCGGTTGCAGTTATTGCACAGGGCACCACGGATCCTGCCGTCGCTGTGGTCATGGTCAATTCCAAGCCTGCGGCCTTTTCCGCCCGGATTCTCGGTTAGGCAAATCGCGCATCTTCCGCCCTGGCTAGCAACAATGCGATCTCGCTCTTCCAGCGTGATGCCATATTTCTTCTTGAGATGGTTGTTGCGATGCCACAGCGCCGCTTCCGCTTTTGCGCGCGCCGAACAGTTAGCTGCAATCACCGCCCGCCTTCGCTCAAGTGCGCCATTCTTGTTTCTCGCAATTGCGTCGACCAAGCGCTTTTTTTCGCGAGCACCAGGTCTTGCCATCACTCGATCCATGTAGATCTTGGCGCGATCACGGGCGCATGGTTTGCATATCGAAGAGATCCCTGTCTTCGCAAGCGCATTCGCCTTGAACTCTGACGTTTGCTTCGCGATTAGACAGATCGAACAAGTCTTGGTTCCATCCGGAGCGATCGGACGCTTCTTGAATTTTCCCATCGGGATCTTCCCCATGCGTCAATTGTATCTCTTATTCGCGCGTTACGAGGTTCATTGGACGTGCGGCCTGGCACAGGAGCCATGCTCCCTTATTGCGCATCACTGGAACCATGTCGTCACCCTCCCGAAGCACTGGCCGCCCTTGCCGCCTGCAGCTCCGTTTCGGCCTGTTGATCCGCCGCCTCCGCCCCCTCCGCCCCCGCCGTACCCGCCACCGTCTCCGCCGGCCTGCCCGGGCTGAGCCCCGGCAAGTGTTCCGCCACCGCCGCCACCGCCGCCCCCAGCGCCCCCCGTTGTTTCTCCGGTTGCGGCGGATGTCCCCGCGCCGCCGGACGTGGCGTTTACGGAGCCCGTGCCAGCGGCCCCGGCGGTACCTCCGGCGAGCGCCGTAGCGCGGTCCTGTCCTCCGCCTGCCCCGCCAGCAGCGCCAGCAGTGCCAGCGGGGTTACCGCCAGTTCCGCCGCCGGCTCCGCCTCCTGCGGCTCGCCCGGTGCCAGCGCTTCCCGCTACCGTGGCGGCCCCGCCGGCACCCCCCGTTCCTAGGTTGCCGTATCCGCCTACCCCGGCAGCGGTACCGCCCTTCACGCGAAGCCACTGACCGAAGGTCGCATCCGGGGCGTCCGTGCCATTGACGGGACCGGCGCCGCCGAAGATGCCGCCAGCCCCACCGGCCGGCTGGGACCCGAAGGCCAACGATTCGGTGGCCCCCAGGAGCGAAGCGGGGCCTTCCCAGAAGCCAACGCCTGACCCAGCTCCGGCACGACCGCCTACCCCAATGTTCGCCGCGCCACCGGCTCCGCTCGCGCCCCACGGGATCAGTTCGACCCGCACCCAGGCGGCGCCCGTTGGCTTTGTCCAGGTTCCGCTTGCAGAGAACGTCTGCTGGTCGGGCGTCCGCGCAAACTGCATCCTGACCCAAGCCCCTGGGGTGACGAAGTTCCCGTCAGTTCCGATGACCTGGACGTACGTCGTTCCGTTGTCGTCGATGCTGGCCCCGTTGGCGCCAGCGATCGTGTTGTGCCAGTAGAAGATGCCAGCCCCGCCGTCGCCAGGAGTCGAGGTCGCGTTCAGGACGACGCATCGAGGGCCAGCGTTGCCAGCCAGGTCGCCCTTGACGGTTCGAAGGGTAGCCACCGTGTCGCACGTGATCGCCTTCAACTCGGGAGCGAACTCCGGGTTGAGGTGGCGATTCTTGAGGAGCTCGTTGTAGAGGTCGCCAGCCTCGGAACCAGTCGGCCTGCGTACGATGGTCGGCATGGCTAGAACCCCGGCCCGTACATGAACAGGGCCCGCGGCGCGAGGCCGATAGAGCCGATGGCGCCCAGGAGTTCGTAAGCCCCGATGTCCGTGATGGACTGCTGAGGTCGGGTGGTGCCGAGGATGTCAGACGACGACCCGTTCGCGGTGTTGCCGGCGTTCACCAGCGGCGATGCCGCTAGTACCGCAAGGTTGTAAGGAGACGCGACCGAGATGAACGACGGCGTCACGATCAGGCTGTGCGTGTCGAAGCCGGTGGCACCTGTCCACGTGGCCAGCGACTGCGATGATTGCCAGTGGTTTCCCGTGCCTCCGCTGATGAAGCAGAGGTTGTAGTCGACCATCGTGTAGGATGCGGTCGACAGCGGAAAACTGAAGCACGTAGACGTTCCGCCGCTGAAATACACGGCGTTGTTGACCGCGTAGTACCCGCTGCCGCCGTTCAGGATGCCGAGAGCGGTTCCGGTGTTGAGATTGATCGAGTTGTTGACTACCGACACGCCGGTCAGCGTGAAGTCGGTTCCGCCCGCCGGAAGCCCGCCGCTGTCTGAGCACGATCCGGTGCCCGTCGAGTGGCACTCGTTCTCCGACATGCTGATCGCCTTGTCGTTGACCGACGGCGACTGGACGTTGGTGATGACGTTGTTGCGGATGGACCCGCCGTTCCACGACCCGGCCGCGATGCTGACGTTACCGACGTTCTCGATGCGGTTGCTGTCGACGATGACGTTCGTCATCTTCTCCGTGTAGACGTAGCCGGGGGCAGGGGCGATCCCCCAGCAGCCCGGGTCGATAGTACCGATGGCCTCGTGGATGTAGTTGCCCTTGATGGTCAGGTTCGCCATCAGACCGTGGACGACGATCTCCGCCGCCTGGCAGCCGGTGCCAGCGGTCCATGCCGTCTGCGTGATCTCGTTGTCCTGGATCAGCATCGTGTCGCTCGGCTGCGTCGAGTCGCTGCCGTTCGCGCCGACGAGGTAGATGTTGTGGTCGAGCGACGTCCGCGTGCCGTTCCTGGCCAGGTACGAACGGATGATGGAGAAGTTCTCGCCGCCACCCAGGAACCCCTGGCCCCAGTTGTCCGTAAAGGTGCAGTCGCGGATGGTGGTGTTCGTCTGCCGGTCCGTCTCGACGTTGCGAGCAACGTTCGAGGCGATCTGCATGTTGTGAATGTACAGGTTGCACATCGTCACGCCTGTCGAGTTTCCGTACAGGAACACCCCGAACGCCTGCGTGGAGATGGACGAGTTGCCAAGACCAACGATCTCCAGGTCGGCAATCATGTAGGGGCCGATGGCCGCCGACGCGCTGATGATGTCGATGCCGTCCTGTGCCGCCGGTACGGTCAGGATGGGACGCACGCCGGCCCCGCCCCACGTGGCTTGGTATGAGCTGATGGCGATGCCACCGCCGCCGACGGTCAGGCTGCTGTTCGCGATGGACGTGTTCGAGACGGTGAAGCTGCCGCCTTGGCACGCCAGGAAGCGGTCACCGTCGTGGGCCGCCACGATTTGCGTCCGTAGCTTCTCCCAGGTCTGCCAGGCGGTTGCTGGCGAGGTCCCAGCGGCTACGTTGCTGCCGGCGACGCACCCGGACTGCGCTCCCGACTGACAGTCACAGGCGTAGTAGGTCGTCCCCGTGGCCGAGCCGGTAACGCATGCCGGGCTGGCCAGCGGACCGTAGGCCAACGCGCTCACGCTCGTCAGCACACAGGCAAAGAACGCTGCGCACGCAGCCGACCCCAGTCTCACAGGCCGCACCACATTGCGTGGTCGACTGGCGCACTCGACGGCCACCACACGCCCGCCGCTTCGTCGCGTCCCCCGCCAGCCCCGCACAGAGGTCCCATGGAGTAGGCCAGGAAGAACGGGTCAGGACTGGCGACCGCGCCGCCGTTCGGGTCGGCGTCGTTGTTGGCAACCAGTGCCGTGTAGTGGCTGCTGCGGTCGCCGGAAGTGAAGACGTACCTAGCGTACGTGGCGGCGTAGTAGATTGGCCCGACGAAGCCCTGAGCAACGGCCGTCGAGACGTAACACCCGATGTCCAGGCGCTGGTTTGCCCAGTTGGTGAACCCCGCGTCCGCCGCCGCGTTCAGAGTCGGATAGACGGCAGCCGTAGGCGTGGTGTTGACAGTCGCAAGGACGTTGTCGATGTAGAGCAGGTTACGGCTGGAGCTGGTCGCGTTCGGCGAGTCGTAGATCGCGTACAGGACGTGAAAGCCAGGCGTCTGGTCGTAACAGACGGCAGCCCCCGCCGGGCACTCGAAGCAAATCTGGTTCGTCCCGGTCGACCCCATGTAGAGGGCGCAGGACTCGTCGAAGGTACTGTTGCTGAACCCGTAAATCTGGTCGAACGCCGTAGCGTTCGTGGTGTCGAGAACGACTTCGAGGGTCAATTGGGTCGCCGATGCAACCCCCGTAGACGTATTGGCGAGCTTCGAACTGGCCAGGGAGCCGCTGTCCGCGCAGGCGTTGGCCGCGAAGGTGAAGCCCTTGCCGGCCGTGATGCTCGAGAACGCCCCGCTTCCCACTGTGAGCGTGAGCGGGATCGTGGTCGCAGGACCGGAGTCGGCCAGGCTGGTGCCTGTCGTCTCCGTCATGCGGTGCTGGACGGTAGCGGTCGCCCCGAATGAAGCGCCGCCCGAGACGCAGACCAGCAGGACGGCTGCGGCAACTCTCCGGAGATTCCGGATCATTGCCACGCCCCCGACGATCCGTAGCCTCCGTCGTAGTTCGTGCCGTCGTACCAGAAGGTAACGTAGTAGACGGAGTTCGCGGCCGTGGGCAGGGTCGGCGCCGTGCCGCTCTGCCACCTGGTGCCGGTCGGCCACGCGGACAGGGTGCGGCTACCGGTTCCGTCCTGCTTGATACGAAGGGTCAGCCTTGCGACGCCGCCAGATCCGAGCGTGGGCGCCGTGAACGTCGGAGTCCCCGTGACGTTTCCGGTCAGCGTGATCGTGATGAAGTTGCCCGTCGTCCAGTCGGCCAGGGTCGGGGAGGCCCCGGTAACGCTGGCCGTGGCGTGGACCCACGACGCATCCTTGATGTTCGTGATGTTCTGGGCGCCCATCGCAACGGCGCCGGTCATTGTTCCGCCGGCCAGCGGCAGGTATGCCGTCCCGTCGATCGGGTACCCAACGAGAGCCGTGCCCGTGTACCAGAACCGGATCAGGTCGCAGGCGCTAGCGGCCGTGCTTAGGGTTGGCGCCGAACCCTTGACCCACGTCAGTGTCGGCGACGTCGGCCAGGTCTGCGTCCGCGAGCCCGTGGCGTCCTGGCAGACGCGGACCTGGAGCATCGCCGCGGCACTCGGCATCGTCCACGTCGGCGTTCCCGTGACGTTTCCGGTCAACGTCCACTTGTGGGTGTTGCTGGTGTTACTGAAGTTCGCCAGCGCGGGCGCGGCGCCGGTCTTGTTACCGTCATCGTGCTCGGTGGTCGTCTCCGGGTTGTCGTTGAGCGTGAGCTGCCCGCTCATCTGGGCGCCAGTCAGCCCGGGGTTGGCGTTGAACACCAGCACGCCCGAGGCTCCCGTTGCGTCGGTGACCTTCGCAAGTAGCGCAGAGCTCGCGAACGATGCCAGGTCAGGCACCGTCACCTGCGTGGTCGTGACGCTGCCGTCGGCGCCGATGGTCTTTACCCACTGGTTCGATACGGACGTTTGCGTGGCTACGCCGTGGGTGACGGTTCCGGCGTCGTTCTTGGACGACAGGACCTTGTTCGTGCTGTCGACGTAGACCCGCGTCTTACCGGCGGCGGGCGTGCTCGGGGCGACGGTGTTCGTGACCAGGATGTCTCCGGCCTGCGGTACGTCGTTCGGGATGTTAGCCAGCGTCGTGGTGACGCTGCCGCTACCGCTGAACGTGACGTCACCGGTGCCAGCGGTGATTCCGCCGCCGCCGCCCGCCGAAGCCGCCTGACCAATGATCGTCGTTCCGTCGTAGTCGAAGGCGATCAGGTCACAGGCGCTGGCAGTCGTGGTCAGCGTCGGGGCAGAGCCACCGACCCAGGTCAGGGTCGGTGTCGATGGCCAGACCATCGTGCGGCTGCCAGTCCCGTCCTGACATACGGACACGCGGAATGACTTCGCGGAGCCGATGGTCCACGTGGGCGTTCCCGTGACGTTGCCCGTGAGGGTCCACGTGTGGCGGTTGCTGGTGGTCGAGAAGTCAGCCAGAGCCGGGCTTGCACCGGTCTTGTTCCCATCGCTGTGTACCGTCAGGTCAACCGGGTTGTCCCCGAGGTGCAGGGCGCCGGCCATCGTTGCGCCGGTTAGCGTTGGATTGGTGGCAAAGCACGCCAGGCCGGTGCCGGTCTCATCTGTCATCCGGCCGGCGAGCGTCGATGACGAGAAGGTCCCCATGTCGGACATTGCCGCCGAGAAGGCCAGGGCAGTCGCAGTTGTGTACTGAACTACGCCCGCAGCGCTGACGCCCGTCGCTACCTGGTTGGCACCGGCGGTGCTTGAGACGACGGTCGTAGCGACGACGCCTGAACTGTTCTTGTCGTGCCAGCGATGGTCGGTGCTATCGGCCCAGGCCCGCCCGGTTCCGGCGCTGGGAGACGTTGGCGCCGCGATCTCTGTGTAGGCGTTCCAGGAGTCGAAGACGGGATTAGTCGAGTAGACGACGAAGTTTGACCCTGTCTCGTTCGTCAGGACGCCGGCCAACTGCGCCGATGTAGTTGCTGCGAACTGCGACAGAGGGTTCGTCGTGAGGGCGTTTCCGCCGCCGACGAGCGTCTGGAATGTTGGAGCGGCACCTGGGCCATTACTAAGGAGAGCTTGCCCGGTCGTCCCAGTGGCAACCGATGCCGGGTTACCGCTTGCATCGTACGTGATCAGGTTGCCGGCGGTGCCGGTCGCCATCTTGGATAGCGGGAGGGTTCCTCCGATGGACGCTAGGCTCAGTGCTCCAGCCTCTGCGGTTGCGTCAGCAAGGCCAGCCCAAGTGCGACCGGCGGCCGTGCAGGAATACAGTGCGGCGGCGCCAGAACCGGTGAAGTAGATGCACTTGTCGGCAGCCGTTGTCAGGGCGGCGATTGCCGCCAGGTCGCTGTCGTACACCTGGACGTTGGTTCCCGGAACCAAGGAAAGCGACGACTGCGCCGCGGACACGTTGGCTGCCGTCATGAGTGACCTTCCCAGTGACGTGCTGTCGCTTACGGCCGTCGAGGGAATGGAAATGGTTGAGCTTGCGGCGATCGTCAGACGACCATCGGCGCCCACGGTGTACGTGGCGACGTGCTGACCGTCCCCGTAGGCCCCGGCGCTTACCCCGGTAGCAGCAAATCCAGGATTCGGGTACGTCCCGGTCAGCGATCCGCCCGCCGGTCCCGACGGTGACCCTCCACCTCCGCCGGTGGAGATGATCTTCCACTGACGGCTATCGGTGGAGTTCGCGTTGATGAGCGTCGCCCCATCGGGAGGTAGACCAGTGTTCGGGACCAGGTCGAACCACGCCTGCGACGTAATGACCCAAGCCTGCGTCGCGTAACTAGGGAGCCCGGTCACGTCGATTGCCGATAACTGGACAGATCCCGAGCTGATGCCGTTACAAATGACGGTCTTGCTTGAGAACAGGTTCGCCGCCGGGATAGTCGTCGCCTGCGCCGGTCGCGCCGAAGCGACTAGGCACGCCACCACGAAGGCGACCGCCGCCAGGCGCCGCATCACTGACCGCGCCATTGCTTGCCCCCTCCGTTCAGCGCGTCGACGAAGTTGGCCGTCGTCAGGCTGTCGTCAGCGTTCCCGGTATTGGGAACGAGGTAGTAGATTCGATTGGTCGTCAGGACAAGGCAGATCGCGCCGCCCGAATACTGAGAGACGTCGATCGCCTGAAGGGCCGGGATCGTTGCTGCGACCGTGACCACGTCGCCTCCTGAAGCTGGCGTTGACGAAGAGGTTCCGGTCAGGTTCGACCGCCACCGCGGCGGGCTTCTGACGTCCTCGACCATTGGCGGGTCAGAGGTCCGAGCGTTGCGGGCCCAGCGAGCCGCCCTAGCCTTCGCGACCGCGAGTTGGGCACCAACGCTGCTGATGTCCCACTCGTTCTTGGTCAGCATCATCACTGCGGCGTGCAGGAAGATGACGTCCTGGAACTGCTCCAGTTCGACGTCGAGCGTGTCGGACCCGTTTGCCAGCGTTGGCGGCAACGGGTTGTAGAGAAGCTGGTAGTTCCCGATCGCCCGCTCGCGCGGCTCGATGTAAATCAGGCTTCCCTGAATGCGGTAGTAACGACGGAGCGACCCGTCGGCGAAGGAGCGCATCTGTCCGCGACGAAGCGGATCGCTGTACTGCGTGCCAGGATCGGCAACGACCGCCCTGACAGACCGGAAGTCGGCCGGGATCGGGATGAAGTTCGCGGCCGTCGAGACGATGCTGTAAACCGTCCCCTCGGTGACACGAAAGTCAGGGTTGACGTCGATTGCGTCGTCGTACAGCGCCCGAATGCCGTCGTTGACCATGTCCGCGGCCTGGGCGGCCGTAACGAACGTGGTCGAGGTCGAAGGCAGTTGGTCTGCGATCGCCTCTGCGCGCGCCTGTAGCTGATCCCGGGTGATGCTCATCGGTCACGCAACTCCGGAAACGACCGAGCGCCGGCCGGTGGGCGCGGGATACGAACTCCTCCGCGGCCCCAGCCGGCGCTCGTGATTTCGGGTTAAACCGAAGGCGATTACTCGCCCTCGGACATTTCCTCGCCGCGTCCGCCGCGCCCGCCTTCGTCGGCCTCTTCCTTGTCCACGCCGCCGTAGCGGCCGGCCATGGCGTCGGCTTGACAGAAGTCGGAGAGCGCAGCGGCGAGCTCGCGCACGTTCACGCTTCCCTCGTCGATTCCGAGGGCACGCGCCAGGTTCAGAGCAGCATCCTCCCGGATGGCGTCGGGGTCCGAGTCCTCCTCGTCACCCTTCGTCTCCGGGCCGGGGTAGTCACCCATCGGAGGCTGACCGCCCTTGCCGTTCTTGGCCCGGCGCTGGATCTCGATCAGCAGGGCGCCCATTAGAACGTCTTGCCTCGCGCCACGATGATCGTGACCATGACAGCCGTCCCATCGGGCAACTCGGCATCCGCATTGGTGTCCGTGCGGACGAACTGCAGCTCGAAGCTGCCGTCCTGGTTCGACCCAGCCCGGAACACCGTCGCCGTGACATCGTCGTCACGAACGAAGTACGCCGGGCCGCCAGTGGTCGATGCGCCGTAGGTGGCGTCGTCGGGGCCAACCGGAGTCGCGATGACGTTCAGCAGCCGCTGGAACGAACTCGGCATGTTGAACGTGTAGCGACCGGTCTTCGTCGCGGTCTTGGTGACCGTGATTCCAGCCGGAGCCCAGGTCCCGGTGTTCAGGGTGGTATCCAGCGTGCCGCTCGTCGTGGTGACCAAGCGGCAGTGGAACGTCAGCTCGTCGAGTACACCCATGACACCCGCGGCCGGGTGCGGGGTCTGAACGCCTGTGTTGGTGGGCATGTTGTGCCTCCTCTTTCAGCGTCCAGCGATTAGCTGGTGAACGTCGCGCAGAAGTTGTGGATGGGAGCGTTGCAGCCCAACTCCGCGTAGTAGCCCACGCGAGCCTCGACGCCGTCCGCGCTCGCCAGACGGAGGACGGTGTTGCCGTCGTCGTCCAGGAACGCCGGGATGTTGGGCTTGTCGGCGCAGAACAGCTGCAGCGACTCGCTCTCGATCCCGAAGATGCGCAGATACGGGCAGTACCGATCCGCGAACACGTTCACCTCGCGGCCCGTGGCCGTCACGAGCGAGATGCCCTTGAAGCCGATCCCCGCCGGACCCTTGGTCACCGTCGGGCGGTAGCGGCCCATGGCGAGTTTCACCAGGTTCCGCATGCGGGTCGGGTTCATGTAGACCACGTCGATGTTCCCGCCGAAGCGGTCCGACTCGGCCAATCCCTCGATCAGGACGTCTTCCTCGGTGCGGCCCTGGCCGCTGAACGAGTAGCCGCGCAGACGGCCGTCACCCGAGCGGGTCACGCCGAACAGAGCGGTGTTGTCGTTGAACTGCGCCTCGAAGCCGCTGATGCAGATCTTCGCCGGGGAAGCGCCCGTGCCGCGGTCGTCCTGCGAGTAGATCACGTCGCCGACGGCAACACCGGTAACGGTGTTGATGTTGGCCGACATGGTCAGGATGCCGGTGCTGTAGTCGATGCCGAGCACCTGCAGGGTCGCGCCGGAGTTGCGCATCGCCGCCGTGTTGCTGGCCGCGAACTGCACGAACTGGCCGATCTCGAACAGAACCGCGTCCTCGGGGAACGCCAACTGCAGCGATGTCGACGCCAGGGTCGTGGCCGCGTTGATCGTCGACAACTCGCCGTAGCCAGACCGGTAGATCTTGGTGGCGAACGAGTGCATCGTCCCCTTCATGATCCCGTCGATCTGGGCGACCATCTTGTCGTAGAGGGCGCCCTCCTTGTTGGCGGCGGCCTTCATCAGCCGACCCTCGATCGTTGCAAGACCGTAGTCCTGCATGTACGTCGGGATTACCGGCTGAACGATGTTGGTGTACGCCGTTCCGGCGAGGGACTGGGCCGTCGCGAACGTGGCGGAACGAGCCGGGCTGTTGCCCACCCGCATTGCCCACGTCGGGAAACCAGTCCAACCGATCTTGCGCACCTGCGCAGCGGCGGGACCAGCGGACCACTCGATCGCGGAAACGAACTTGTCGGAATACCTGCGTCGCAGGCCAGCGCCAAGGCTGGCGATTGTTGCGGCGGGAGCTGCCATGTGAAACCTCCGGACACGCGAACGTCTTCTGTTCGAGCGTGCCCTTCGGTTTCGCTTGGGCGGGTTGCGCTTAGCTCTCGGTACTTATGAGAGCATAAGTTTTCCTTATGGTCAATGGCGCAACGAAATTCAGGCTGACGCGGACTACCGGCCGTGGCCTTTCCTTGGGACCTTCAACGTAACGATCCTGGTGACAGCGCGAATCGGGATCGTCATGTCGCCGCACCCCATCTGGTACTCGCCGTCGCGGTCGGGAGTCACATGCGGGACGATGACGATCAGGTGCTTCGTCTGCCGAACGAGATATCCGACGGACCGACAGATCATCACCTCCGGTGGCTCGCCTTCTAGGCGCTGCCAAGTGGACGAACACCCGTAGGAGTCCGACCACTCGACGTAGACCAACTTCTTAGCCATGTCGGACATGTCAGAGATCGTTCACACGCCCGAGGGCGGCGATCGCGGTGCCGAGGGCGGCAATGATCTGGTTGTTTCGGTCCAGGGTAGGCACGAGGGTTGTCTTCGTGTCAGGCGACGGGCCACCGGGGCCAGAGCAACGATGCAGTTCGCGCACGGAATCCTCGCGTCGCTCGGTCTGCCACTTCAGCCTATCTGTAAGAATGTTGATGACGTGCTGAATCGGCGGAGCGCCAATTGCTTCTGGGTTCTTAGGGTGCATGGCGCCGTCGTAGGCGAGTTGCGCCACGCCTTGCATCATCGCGGCGATCGCCTGCTCGGGAGAGTCGCCGACGTAGACACAGGACCGCTCCTTCAGAGACGCCTCCCATGTTTCGTTGCCGACCCATCCACGCCCGTCGCCGTGGTCCGTGACGCCAGCCTTGATGTCGAACCCCAGCCCGATCCCGCTCGGTAGGCGGTCGTACTCCATGAACACCGATCGCCCAAGGACCGTTTTGCTGTCCTCTGCGTAACCCTCTGCCTTTCGCGCCTTCTCGAATGCTTCGACGCTCGCCAGCGCTTCCTCCCGCTCACGGAAGAACCTCGGCAGTGCCTTCGGGGTCAACTCTTGCTCTTTCATTTCCATGCTCGGTCTCCTTATCCGGGTAACCCGTGGGCCCCGGCGTTGGTCGCCCAGCCATCGAGAGTCATTTCCCGGTGGTCAGGTACTCCTTCATCTTCGCGAAGTGCTGTTGCTGCTCCGGAGTCCAGCCCATCGGATCGTCGGGTCCGCGGTTCCAGTCGGGGTTCCGCTCTGGCCAGATCCCAGCCCTGGCATAGGCGTCCTTGCGGTTCCGAGACGCCCAGTCGTCGAACGTTTGGCCGTCTTCGTGGTCCCCTTCGAAGTTCTTTTGATCGACGGCGCGCTGAGCGGGCGTGCGGGAGTTCCATAGCTGCTCGCGCATGTCCTGCCATCGCTTGTCCACGGGCGGACCGGCGTCGTCGTTCGTTCGGCCTCCGAGGTAGTGGAGTGCGTCGGCTGCCACAGCGTCCGCCCGCTCAGGCCCCGAGAACGGCTTGAACATCTCGAACGTCATCTTCCCGGGGACCGGGTTCTCGCTTGACGCCGGGTGGTGGAACTCAAGCTGGCGTCCGTCCCCTGGATCAGGCGACTGCACAACGGCCGCGTTGGCCATGTGCGGAGCCAAGGCCTTGTACCGTTGTCCGACCGCATCCAATAGGGCCAGGTCTTGGTCGCTCGTAACCCGCGGCGATGGTCCCTTGGCTATCGGAACAGGCGGGGCGTACCCGGCGAGCGCAGCCATGAAGTCGGCCGGATCGCGCTGCGGCGATGTAACCGGAGCGGGGGCCAGGTCTTCCAGCGGCGCCCCTGGCTTCTGCCCGGTCGGCAGGGCCGACACCGGGATGTCCTTGGTCGTGCCGTCAGCCATAAGCAGGCGGGCGGTGTCACGGCCGATGCTGACAACAAACGGCGGCCTTGGCTGGTCCATTGCCTAGAACTTCGACCCGACGACAGGCGCGGTAAACTTGCCACCGCTGTTTGCCCCGGCGAGGTTCCCCGTGAACGTCTGCGGCTTGTTGTTCGACATGCCAGCGACCTGGGCCTTGAAGTCGGCCACCTGCTGCTGTCGTTGCTGCTCGGCTGCGTCGGCGTTGGTTCCGCCGACAAGCTTCGTCTGCGTCGCTGGCACGCCAGGCGTGTAGCCGCCCCCGGTTACCGATCCTTGGCTCTGCTGCGCGTTCTGCGTTACGGTCGGTGCCGTGGTTGCGGTCTGCGTAGTCGGCTGGATCGTCTGGCGCTGAGGTGCATAGCTGACGGCTGCCGTGGAAGCTGGTCCGGCGACCTGGCCGCCTGGGTTCACGGTCGCCGGGGTTACGGCGGACATGACAGGCTGGGCGATCGCCTGGGCTGGCATTGGCGCCGAGCTCCCGGCCAACTGTTGAATGTACGACTGCTGTGCCTGCTGACGTTCCTGCGCTTGGAGTTGAGTCCCGACATCCGTGACAAACTTGCCGACCTGTGCGGTGGTCGTCGGGGTGCTATTCAGCGCCGTCTTCGCGTTCAACAACGTGGCGGCGAGGGCAGGAATGTAGGCCGCATCAGACACCCCATAGTTCGCCACCGACGGATCGTTCCAGTTCACCGCCCCGTTGTTCCCGTTGAGGCTGTTCCCGGCGTTCTGCTGCCCGCCGAAATCGGCCCCGCCCCTGTAGAACGATGTCCCGAGGACGCCCATCGGAATCCCCGCCGACTGCGCCCCACCGGCCACCTGTGAAGCGACCTGGTTCGCGTTGCCCTGGTATCCGGTCGCGCCGTACAACTGGTTGTTCGCCGTGAACTGCTGCTGCGCCTTGTTGTAGGCGATCGTCTCGGCGCTGGGACCCACGGGGGCCTTGCCGATCAGAAGGTCGGCCTGTTCCTGGCTGAGCCCCGCGGCCGGTCCGCCGTACTGGCGGATGTAGTCGAGCATTTGCGGATCCCCCCACGGCAAACCGGTCGGCGGAGGCGGAGGGGCGGCGGCTGGTGTCGCCTGGACGGGCGACACAACGGCGGGAAGCGGGCTGGCGGCTACCGCAGACGGCGCGACGGACGCGGGAGGAGGCGGCAGCGCTGGCGCTGCCTGGCCTGGCGCTACAGCGGCCGGGGCGCCCCCCCGTTGGGCCAGCGCCTGAACGAACGGCTGAGCGGCAGCCAGGGCCCTTTGGCGGTGTCCCTGCATGAACGCGGGCTCGTTCAGGTAGGCCCCCGGGGTAGACCCGGCCGGCATGTGGTCCGCCGGCACCTCCGATACGTTGCCGTCTGGTCCGACGATCTGAGCCGTCTTGCCGTTCATGCTCCGGATGAAGTGACGGCCGAACCGCCCGCCGAACTGCCCGAAGCCCGGAAACCCTGCCGCTGCGCCTGCGCTCATGTCCGTGTCTCCTCTGCGGGGCTACCCCGCGCCTGTCAGTGGCTCCCGCCCCAGCCCATGTCGCGCTTGATGATCGCGTCGCGCAACATGCCGTCGAGGGGGAGATCGTCTTCCGTTCGCGTTCCGCTGGCTCCGAGCCGCTTCCCCGCGACCGCAGGCTTGGCGACGGTTGGCTTGGTCGGAACGACTGGGCCGGGCTGCTTCCCCGCGGGCGCCGGCTTGGCGGCCGGCTGCACGCCAGCGGCCTTCAAGATCGGGGCATACTGGTCGGTCAGCACGCCTTCGGCCTCCTTGGCAGCGGCGATGACATGGCGGCTGATGTCGCCGTTGACGGCTCCGGACGCCCGCCATAGGTCGGCAGCCCGGGTCATCACTTCCTCGATGGCACCCGGTGTGGCCAGGGTGAACTTGAACGCCGGGGCCAGCTCCGGAGTCGACAGCATCTCGCGCGCGCGGGTGGCGGCGACCTGGGCTTGCGCCTGGGCTTGGGCGGCCTGGGCCTCGCGCTGGATTCGCTCGTTCTCCTCGGTGCGCTGGCGGTCGCGGGCCTCTAGTTCCTCCATTCGCTTCAGCAGGGCAGCTCGCTCGGGGTCGGGAGCGGCGGCGGTCGGCTTCTCGCCCTCGGGCTCCTTGATGTCGCCGATCTCGCCGCGGAGTTGCATCTCCAGCAGAGCATCCCTGTCACGGATGCCGATGAGGCGGAGCCGCTCCTCCAGGGGGGCCTTCTGCAACCGCGCTTCGAACTCCTGCTTCTCCTTCACGGCGGCATTGGCGCGGGCCTCGGTCGCCTCGCGGGCGGTCCGCTCGTCCCGAACGCGCTGCTCGAGTTGGCGCTTCTCGGCCTCGATCCGCATGGCGTCGAGGGCTGTCCGGCGGATCTGGCGTCCCTGCTTCATCAGGTCGACCTTGGCGGCCGGCTTCTCGGGCTCCGTCTCGGTCTTTTCGGCGGTGTCCGTCGTCTCTTGCGTCTCCGCCGCAGTCTCCGTCTCACCTTCGGCGGCGGCTTCCTGGGCCTCCCCTTCGGTCCCGTCGTCGACCTTGATCGCGCCGCCACTGGCGATACCGGATTCGTCGGCCGCCGCTTCCTCGTCGCTGATCGAGACTGCACCGCCCGACGTCAGGTCAGCCGGGGCGCCTACGTCATTGCCGGCCATCATCGCCCCGAAGGCATCGCCCCCCCGGTTCTCCAGGCGGACTTCCTTGGTGGAGTCCAGCCATTCGCGAGGCATGGTGGTCGTGCCCGATCCGCGCCGTTCGAGTTGGGCCGTGGTGTCAGGAGAGAACGCCTGCTGCGCCGACTCGGCGGGCGGCTGCACGACGGTCGCGCTGCTCGCGGGGGCGACGGGTTGAGCGTTTGCCGCAGCGACAGCCGCGACGGCACCTTCGACGACAGACGTGGGAGAATTGTTGGTTGCCATTTCCGATTGGGCCTTTCGTTACTGGATGATGGTGGGAGCAGGTGGCGCGGGCGGCGCCGGAGGCACGTAGCCGGAACCAGGAATCGGCTCCGGCGGCGGCAGGATGGGAGGCCCCGCTGGCGGGGTCGGTGCGCTTGGCGGCAGGGCGGGAGCGCCAGCGGGGACGGGAAGACCAGCCCCCTCGGGACCTGGGCCCGGGCCTGAAGCGGGAGCGGGAGCGGGAGCGGCGGCGGGTGGCTTGGGGCCGACCTGATTCAGCAGCCGGCGGAGTTCGTTTAGGTGGCTCGGCGGGTAGTTCTGGTCAATGAGCGCCCGGAAGTAGCGCAGGCGGGCGTAGCCGAACAACTTCTCTTTGACGATGAATGGGTCGGGCGTCTCGTACTTTCCGATCTCCAGGATGTCGTCGACGACCTTCTCGTAGTATTCCTTCTCGGCGAGCATCACCGAGATCAGTCCGCTCAGGTCGGGAACGTTCAGAGCGGCGAGGGCGTCTTCCTTCTCGATCCACTGCTTCTGGATGAGGTCGTCGGCCTTCTGGAACTGCCCCGCGATGCTGTGCCCGAACAAGGACGATGGCAGGACCGCCACCTCGTACTCGCCTTCGATGTCGTCGAAGACCAACTCTCGCCACTGACCGCGGGAGATCGCCTTCCACTTCGGCTTGCTGTCCTTGCCTTCGGCCTGCATCCGCTTGGCAAGGTCGCGGGTCATCTGCCACCAGATACGGGCTGACTCGACGCGGATGTGCTCCCACTTCTGGGACAGCAACGCGAGGCGGTCTGACTGGAGTTCGGTGTCCTCTCGCATGGCTACCGCCGCCGTGATGCCCGGCTTCGTCTGCGCCTGGGCTCCGAAGCGAGAGACGCCGTGGGTCTCGTACGCCTGATCGCGCAGGAGGTTGACGTAGTTGTACGCCTCGGCGTTCAGGGCCGGCGGCGTCTCGATTGACATCGGCGTGTTCGTGTACTCGTCGACCGCCACGAACGCGTTGTTGATGTTCTCCGGCCCCTCTTCGCCCTTCTTCTTGTGGACGATCTTGGTCGCGCTCTGTCGGTGAGTCTCGCGGAACGTGATCTGCTGTTCGTTCAGTTCGACCTGGATGTTGCGGTGCAGGCTCGTGACCGATCGGCCCCACATGCCTGACTTCGCCTTCTGGTATCGCTCGATAACCAGCGGGAACCACTCGTACGGCCAGTCCTTGATGTCGAAGTTGCGCTCGTCTTCGAGGATGTAGCCACCGATCATGGTGACGTGCTTCCCCTTGCGATCGCCGCGGGCCAGGTACCAGGCTTCGATGATGCGGGTCTTACGCGCGTCGATGGACGTCAGTTGGGCGAGTGAGTCCCACGTGCCGGACGCCGTCGTTGCCAGTTCGCTCTCTTCGATACCAAGCATGCCGGCGGCGTGAGAGTTGGCGACGCGGCGGACGTGATAGATGACCTCCGGCGTGGCCTTCTTGCCGTCGTCCTCGTCGACCATGAACTCCCACGACGGGAACCGGCCGGCCTTGATCTGGTCGTCTTCCTCGTAATGCTTGAGGACCCCGGCATCGCCCGTGAGCGAGTCGGCGAACATCTCCGCTGCCTCGTCCTGCCAGTTGACCGCGTCGGCCCACGCATCGGACAGAGCCGTCATCGCGGCGGCGCCGCGCCTCGCCTTGCCGTCGCCGGCATTGGGAACGAACTGGGCGCGCGGACGAAAGGAGCAGATCCGGTTGTGGATCGTCGAGACGATCGAGTACGTGACGTTGAAGATCTGGCCGTTGTCGTTGTCGAGCGGCGTGCGCTTCTTGAACGCAACCAGCGCCGCGTCGAGGTCGTCGACCACCTCGCCCGTGTAGAGCTCCAGGTCGTAGGCGAGCCAGAGCCGGCGGTTCTTCTCGGCCTCCGATGACTCGATCCGATCGACGGCAGCGATCAGAAGCTTGCTGATCTCTCTGTTGTCGAGACCTTCGTCGTACCAGTGCTTGATGCTCAAGGCCCGGGAACCTCCGAGGACGTCAACGCGTGACCGATTGGTCGTGCGAGCGTTGGCCTCGGGGTTCCGCTTGGGCCGTGTCGTTTCGCTCTGTAGCTAGGCTATGTCGCTGAAGATATTAACAGAACTTATGGGGCTATGCAGGTCAAACAAGAGTCACCCGAGCTTCCACGCTGCAAAGGTCGTCCCGTTGATGGTCACGCTGTCTTGCGGCAATGGTAGTCCGCTAGCCAATTCAGGCCCGACCACGGCAATGCCGCCTAGCGCGCAGACGTAGCCCCGTGGGCAGTACCGATCCATGGCCAAGTGCGTTGGCCGGATCCCGTCATAGCAGACGTAAGAGATCGCGCCGGGAACCTCCGGCATTCCGATCGCGTTACGCTTCCAGGCCGGCCCGCGCGGTACTAGCAAGGCGGGTGCAACCAGCAACGCACCGAGGGCGGCGAAGAACCCGCGACGGTCGGTCATGGCTCGCCTTGCGCGACAGGCCCAATGCATGTCGCGCCGATAGATACCTGGCCACCCCGCCCCCAGCACG